GGATATGCCCTAGATGTGGAAAGGTAAACGCACCTTGGGTAATGCAATGTTCCTGTAATAGGAACACTCAAATATTACCTAAAGTTGGTGCTCCTTACTATGAAGGAGACCAAGCAACGTGTAATACAAAGGAGGATAAGCAATGAGTAAAGAAAAAGCTATTGATAAAATTAATCAGGCAATATTTTTAATCAAACCATATTTTGAAGGAAATCTTGAAGCTAAAAGATTTACTTTAAAGTATTTGGAGGATGCACTTAAAGAGTTGGAGGGTGATATGACAAAATTTAATGTAGTTAGATATTGGGATACATATCCCGATGGAACTGTTGCAACTTGCGATACAGAAGAAGAGGCAGAAAAGATATGTAATGAATATCGTAGAAACTGCAAACCTATGTACGACTATTTAGTCAGAAAGGAGGGTGAATAATGACTAGAGAAGAGTTAAGAAATAATTACGAAAAAGAAATCTGTGAGTTATGCTGCCGAGAGTATTATACTAGCAGAGCACTCCCAGAATCACTTTGCGAAGGTCAGTTTTGCGAAGAGGCAGAAGATAGTTTCGCAGAAGAACACAATATAGAGTTGGAGGATTGATTATGATACAAAAACAGACATGGAAGGATGAAATCAGAATTTTAATAACTGATGAAGAAAATCATGGCTCTGTTCAAATATCTATTCCATTATATGTTAGTGATATTTTCGGCAAGGCTGATGCTCTAATATACGCTCTTTGGGTTGATGTTGTTTATAGAAGAAATGGTGTTGCACAACGCCTGTTACAACTCGCAGAACAACAGGCTAAGTTAAATGGGGTGAAGAAAATCGGATTGGAATTTGATAAAGATGAATCTGATAGCTTTGTTCTAGATTGGTATCTCCGCAGTGGTTATAAACTATTTGATAAGAAAAGTAATTTATTAATTAAAAAATTGGAGGAATAGTTATGTCTTGGTTAGCAGTAGATAAAGGTGGCTGTGAACATATTTTTGCAGAAAAACCTTGCAGAAATGAAAGTAATACATTATGGATTTGCTCTGTCGTATATTTATATGGGCCGAGGTACGCAAATACCGGTTGCTGTTACCTTCCTAAAGGTAGTATTGAAATGCTCATCGGAAGAGAATTGTCTTGGAGTGATGATCCTGTAGAACTTAAATAAGAATAGCTTATGTATAGACCGATTACAATGTATCAGATTGTTTGCGATAGATGCGGAGAAGTATTTGGAGGTACAGATACTTGCTCTGCACTATTCAGTAACAAAGAAGTTGATATTGGTGACTACTCTGATTGGGAAATGATAGATGGTAAACACTATTGTCCCGATTGTTATGAAGTAGAGGTCATTGATGGAGTGTATAACATTAAAGCAAAATAGATATGAAGATAGAAAATATCAAATTCAAGGCTATACGTCTTGACGGAAAAGGATGGGTTTGCGGATATTTCTACGAGGAGAATGGTAATACATACATTATTGAGAATCGTCAGAAAGAAAGCAAGTTAAACAGAAATCTCACTTATCAGGTTGACCCTTCTACCGTCTGCCAGTTCACAGGGTTAAAAGATAGTGAGGGAAAGGAGATTTGGGAAGGTGATATAGTGCATGACAGTTATGACCTTTTATGTATAGACAATCTCTATGAGGTAGTTTATATTGAAGAAGAAGGAACGTTTGCCTTCAAGAGTTTAGATAAAGTTGACAATTACGAGCCGTTTGTTAATTTATTTGAAGCTTATGTTGTTGGCAATAAATTCGATAAGGAGAAGTAGCGTATGAATAAACAAATAATCTTAGACGAACAAGATATTAAAGAGTTCCACGAGGATGCGGAGCATCTACGTTGGCTATACAATAGAATGGTGTGTGAGCATAGCGAAAATGAAAACTTTGATTACATGCGTCGCTTCGTCAAAATATTCAATAAGTTAAAACAATTATAGATTATGAAGATTAGGTTGGCAAAGAAGATAATGAAAGCAGACACTTATGCTGATTATCCAAGTAAGCATCCTTCACCTTACTGGAAAGCGAAGTTTAAGGAAGCTTATAACGAGTATGGTTGTGTTACGTTCTGTGAAGATTCGAGCAAGTGTAAATACCGTAACAAGTTCGACCATCGTATCAAAAAGGCAATTAGTTTAACAAGATAAAAGAAATGAGATATGAATGAGTTTACAAAGGTCTTTGCAAAGACAATAGAAGATGAAGCTATCAAGCAGATAGAAGTTCTATCCAATAGCGATGCTTACTCTGGTTGTGAAATAAGAATAATGCCAGATTGCCATGCAGGTAAAGGATGCACTATTGGCACGGTAATAGAGCTTGATAACAGAGTAGTTCCTAACACTGTTGGAGTAGATATAGGCTGCGGCATGAAAGTCGTAAGACTTGGTAAAGTTGATATTGACTTGCAGAAATTTGATGAAGCAGTCAATAAGTTGATTCCGTCTGGTTTTAATGTCAACGAGGGAGAAGTATCAGCCTACATAAACGGATTGGTTGATGGTTGTATGTTTGGCAAATTCCGTGCTTGGGATTGTCTTGACAGCATGGAAATAGTATATCGTTCTGTTGGAAGTCTTGGCGGTGGCAATCACTTTATTGAGTTAGATGCAAATGAAGAAGGAGAGAAGTTTCTTGTGATACATACAGGAAGTAGAAACCTTGGTGTTAGGGTATGCAACTATTACCAAAACCTTGCTTACCAGTATTGCCACAAGAAGGCTGCCGATAAGTCGGAGGTTATTGCCAAGCTAAAAAGCGAAGGCAGAGAAAATGAGATACAGAGTGTTATTAAATCATTAGGTACTAAAAATATAAGCAAGGAACTTTCTTACTTGGAAGGTGATTTGCTCAATGACTACCTCAATGATATGCGCATAGTTCAAAAATATGCTGAACAAAACAGAATGATTATCGCCAACAGACTTGTAAATGCTTTAGGTGTAGATATTGATGCTAATTCAGATAAGTATTCTTTTACAACCATTCATAACTATATAGATACAGACAAGGGTATATTGCGAAAGGGAGCTATCAGTGCAAAAAAGGATGAGGTAGTCATTATCCCAATGAATATGCGTGATGGTTCTCTTATCTGCAAGGGAAAAGGTAACAAAGATTGGCTATGCTCTGCCCCTCATGGCGCAGGTAGATTAATGTCTCGTACACAGGCAAAGAAAGAGTTATCTATGGATTCTTACAAGAATGAAATGAATGGTATTTATTCCACATCAGTTTGTGAAGAAACCATTGATGAAGCACCTATGGCATACAAGCCAACCGAAGAGATTGTTGAGTTAATCAAACCTACGGTTGATGTCATTGATGTTATTAAACCAATTTACAACTTTAAAGCAAAATTATAATGAGCAAGGAAACATTTGACTTCTCGGAGGCTCTGAGAAGAATGAAGGAGGGAAAGAAAGTGAGAAGAAACGGCTGTTATTTTAGTTTGTCTATAAACAAGTATAAAGAAATATCCATCTTGTACCAACAAAGTTCCATAGAATCATTCACCCATGTTGTACCACATTATTGGCATTTCTTCTCCTTGGATGATATTCTTGCAACAGACTGGGAGGAGGTGGAAGAATGAGTGAAGATGATATAGTACGCAAAATTATGCAAGTCATATACGACTTTAACGACACGGACGAGTTCTGTCAGTGCCCACGTTTCTCTTCGCAACGTGAAGCAAAGATGATAGAGTATTTAGATAGAGTTTATGCCCTCAGACCTGTATATACAGGGAATGGTTACATATTTTTAAGAAAAAAAGATGAAGAATGAAAAAGAAGTATAGTTTCGCAAACGCCAAGCCTGTTCCTTTCGGAAAGATAGACTATTGGTTTCGTGTTGGTCAGTGTGGATGCCATAAGACGGACTACAAGCCGAACCTAATGGACAAGCGAAAGTTTATGGCTGAGTTAAGAAGAGACAGTAACATAATGATTAAAACATTCTGAGTATGGAAAAGAAAGTATTGACCCTATCCGTCAGCAAGCAGTGGTTCGATATGATTGTGGCAGGCGAAAAGACCGAGGAGTATCGGGAGATAAAGCCGTATTGGGCATCCCGACTTGTAAACCAGCAAGTCGAAGGCGGCGAAGTGCTTTTTGATGAGTACGGCGGTTATTGTTGTGTGACAGGTGAGCCGGAATACAAGCCATACACCCACGTCCTCTTCATTAATGGCTACCGCAAGGATAGTCCACGAATCGAAAAGGAGATTGAGAGTATCACCATCGGCAAACCTAAGGAAGGCTTATGCCCCGACAAGTGGCTTGATACCGAGTTTTTTATCATTAAATTTAAGTGATATGAATTACATACAATGTGATGAATGTAAATATAGATTAGTCTGTAACGGAGAGCCACTTACTAGTGGAAGTACAGGAAGTTGCGACCATCGTGTTATCAGCAATACTCCTATATTTCCAAAGATTAAAACACCACCAGATGAAAGATACGCTGACATTTGGAATTGGTAAATATTCATAAATTAAGTTTAAGGGATATGAAAATAAAGAATTTACCTAAGAAGATTTATCTCAACATCTGTAGCAACGAAGATGAGGTAGATTACAATGAATTAGATGGAGTAACATTTAGTACAGAGAAGGTTGGTGTTACTGATTGTGATACAGAAAACGTTCCTTACGTGAATGCTGCATCATTATGGCACGACCTAAAAGAAGATAAGCCACCTTTAAGAAAGTGGGTAATGTTCCGATATAGTGGAGGTGGCGTAAATCCTACGGCTCTTCATTATGGAGCAATGAGTGACGATATATGGGTTGTCACAAGAGGAGACGGAACACAGCGTATAGAAGTTCTGTACGAGTGCTACGATAAGATTGAGTGGCTTGACTTTGATGAACTAAAATAGCGATAGCGTATGACAAACGAGGAATTTTGTAAGGCTCATATAGGTGAGCGAGTTCTTTTTAAAGGCAAGGATATTGGCGCATATGTGGCAGGGTATCTTGATAAGAAATATATCATCTTAGGATTTGATAACTTTGATGGTTGTATTTCTACCTTTACTCCAAGAGTATGTACGTATGTAAAAATATACAATTCATACCGATTCGCAAAGTTGAAGTATTTGGAAGTTGTAACTCATTAGCAATATGGAAAAATATAAATATACAAATAAAGAGGAAAGACCCATTCCAAAATATAAGGATGGTGATATTGCTTGGTATATTGATGAATGGTTTGAATCCCCACAACGCTGTATAGTAAAGGGATGCTGCAACGTATCTTGGTTCGAGGGGAATGAATTTAATTCTTCGGGTTGGTGGATAGATTATAGATACAAGCCCGACTATTGTGAACGAACTAAACAGCATAAAATTAGAGAGGAATCACTTTTTGATACCGAGCAAGAGGCTCTAATTGCATTGTTCGAGGAATTTAAAGATAAAGTAAAACGTAAATTAGAGTTTTTTAATAAAGAGTCAAAAAAGCTTGGTATTAAACAAGAGTTGCGATTGCTTTTATAAAGGGTAGGGGAATCTATTCTTCCCCTATCTCTTTTAAACCCAAATCTATTAATAACTTATCCAATATCTCATTCACGTCATTACGGAAACTTCGGTAAGTAACATAATAGAAACTGATGTTTTTGTAATCATGGCTTACATTAGAACATGTACACCCCAAAACCTTAGCAATTTTTTCTCTTAACCCTCTTCTCATCTTAGAACCGCCAAGGGCACTAGGAGAATAAAGATAAAGAATAACAAAGATAAATTGCTTGCGTACCATTGTGGAATTTCGTCCGGCATGATAGCTCATAAACTTATCGTAAATATTGCCTACTTGCGATAAGTCTTGCATCAATGGAATGGAAAGACTTATTTCTTCCTTGGATAAGATGGCCTTAGTTTCTCTAATCCATTTTATGCGTTCCATGATTTTCTTTAGATTCATTTCAATGTCTGGTTCTTTCATTCTTTTCTATTTTTAATCCAACATTTCATAGACGAAGTTAACCTCGTCTGCATCTATTTGTTTCCTAAACTTTTCTATGTTAGAAACTATCAACGAGCAGTGCTCAAATGAACTCTGCCCATTGATAACTTTTTCTATTCTTGTTATTCGGTATCTCATTTTATTTCGATAAGCGTTAAAATACAATACCCCAATAAATCTTTATAGCTGTCTAGGACAGGCTCTTCTTTAGCATCCTCGTTCAAAGTCAGCAAAGAGCAAATACGATTAATCTTCTCTTGCAAATGACCGAAGGCATACGGATAACCATCTTTAGCAAAACATTCCGAAAATGCGTTTCCATACCGCTTATTTTTTGGTTTTGAACAATTCGATTTGCGATTCGATGATGTCGTTATAATCTGAAACAATATACCAAGAGAGCGTAAGCAAGGCTTCCATCGCCATTACGCTGATATGGCTTCGTAAGGTTTCTTTGTCTTTAGAAGATGCTCGTATCTCATACATAAGACGAAGGAAATTGGCTGCGCTTGAAAATAATCCGAGCTTTCCGAAGTCCTCCCTTAGAGATGATACGAAAGCGGCATTATCCTTGCATTCAATCATGTCTGCCAAACGTCTTATCACAAAGATATACTTGTTAGCATATTCGCAACACCCATTGTTATTTTGTTCCACCATGTCCGTATCCTCCTCCACGATTATTTTCCATATTCAACTCTCCAAGTATGCAATCTGGATTTTCTACCTTGCGGAATGCGCCCTGGCAAACACGAGTGCCTTTCTTGACTACGAAAACATAATATTCGTAATCTGAATCTAGTTTGAATTTGCTATCCTTTGTCGGCATATAACGGTCGGAATTAACTCTATAAAGCGCACCAATATCGTTTCTATAGTCTTCATCGACCAAACCTAGACAAATATCAATGTCCGCTCTAACATTAGTCATGTAACCAACTTGTGTTTCGTTCTTGCCAATAAAGGCCACATCAACTTCCATACCTTTGTCAGTAAAGCCGGAACGTGAACGAATATCCAAACCAACATCTTTAGGAAGTTCAATTCCTAAATGTAGGTTGATGTGACCTCTACCCATTTTCACCCAAGGCATATTCAACACAACATCTTGTGGGCAGTAAAAATCAACTGCCGCTGCATTACCTTCCTTATAAGGAACACTACCACCTCGCAAGTCAAGTACATAAGCCTTGCCTTGTGCAACTAACTTTTTTATTAACTCCTTATCCATTGATTTAAAGTTCTACAATTCTTAACCAGTCCTTTTGCCCATAAATTACGCAACTCAGGTAACGGGTCTTTTCCGTACCTATTCTTTATGGTTGCTAAGGTCAAGATTTCCGGTTTAATATGTTTATCTCTTTTCTGCTGTCTTAGCTCCTTCAGAATATTCTCCAAGTTCTCCATTGACGAAATCCTCCATTGTTATATTGTCAACCCCAAATTTATCAGCCAGATCATCGTTCCCAATAATCAGCCAATTAGATTTGTCTTTGAGAAACTCTATACTCTCGGTGCTTTTTGCAGCATCAACAAAAGTATCATCAATATTATCAGTAGAGCAATATGGAACTACCGCATTAACTGTATACATAGCAATTTCGTATGAAATAACCGATACCATTTTCTTGAATGTTATATCGCTTGAATACATTACTTGGTTCTTGTCATATCCTAAGATGTTGACACGGACTATATTATTATCAGCTTGCAACGCTCTAAAGAAATCGTGCTTTAGCTGAAAATCCGTAATATCTACAGGATGCTCGTTACCCGATGGAATACTTATAATATCCAACAGGCTTACAAAAATAACTTTTTTATTCATTGTCTTCATCTGTTAATAATTTATCTATTGTTTTTTCTAATTCGTCTAATCTTAGTGTATAATCCTCTTCGTAAACGCATGTCAATGTAGAAATAAAGAACTTATCATTATCTGTTCTCAATTCAATCTCCATGTATTCCTCGTAATAGCTATCATATTTAATTGCTATCGAAAAGGAGTTCATGTAAGCTGGATTAAACCTCCTCTGCAAAGCTTGTGCTCTCGTAAACGCATCATTGAATTCGTTTGTCATGGTTCAATCTTTTGTGTAAGCATTTCTCTGTTCTTTGCCATTGCATCATGGAAGCCTAAATCGTATCTGTCGGTCTGCTCCAGCTCATAGTTCCGCTTTATAAGTTCACTTGTCTGATACGAACTCTTTGCAAGTTGAATCTTAAAATAGACAAACTCAACAAACATAGCCATAAAGCAAAGAACAAAACCGATAATTACCGCTGCCTTTGTGTACTCCTTGCAGAACCTTACAATACACTTAGCAACCCAGCATGTTGTACTAACTATGCCTACAAGTACAAGGTAAGGAATTCGTAAAAGAACCTTGCATAACATACTCATAGTACTCTTCGTATAAGATGCGAAATCCGTACTCGTAAAAACTAACTTTAACTTCTTCATATTTTAGCCTATTTAATGTTTATCAAAAGTCTTTTGTTAACGAACCACAACAAATCAATACCATTCATCATGCAATATCCGCAAAGCATGCCAATCAAGATTATTATCTTCTTGAACACTCGGTAATGTGTCATTTCAATCTTCAGCATAGACATCATCAAGTCTTCAAAGGAACGGTCTCTCATTGAATCTGGGTCTAGCCTCAACGATTTGACATTCATCTTGTACTTATTGGCCATTGAGAATAATATAATAGCAAACTCTGCTAATTTGTCCTCTAGAGTTCCGGCAACGAGTTTAGAATATATTTCTATCGTACCACGTCCATTAACATTTTCATATTCCCAACGTTTGGCGTTGAAACGACCTTCGTATTTGCGCATTTCTACAATAGCGTCAATTACGTTGAATGTTTCTGCTCTTTGGGTCTGGCTAGCAACATCAAAGTTGCAAGCCTCTATAATCTGTTCTATTTCTGCTATCTCCATTTTATACTATTGAATCTAAGTCAAAATCATTAGAAGGAATGAAAGCCACATGGTCTTTCTCCCTTGTCATCGTTTTCTCTCCTGTTCGCACGCAATTAATTTGCTTGGGATTTTTATGTCGTACCACAAATGTTCCAAAGCTGCGTATCATAACACGGTCTCTGTTGCGCAACGATTGCTTTGTGAGGTCTATGAAATAATTCACAATGGCTTGAACATCATCCTTGCGGAACTTTTTGCCATTTACATCTCTAAGGTTCTTAATGATTGCCTTGACAATTTCTTCTTTCTTCATATTCTCTAAGTTTTTTATTCCCTAAACTTCTAATCAAGTCGTATGGGTCTATACCATATTTCTTAACGAAACATTCTCTTAGCTTGCATATAGCCTTAAAATCTGCATTTATTGTATTCTTGACTATCATATAAGCTGAGTCTAATCTAACATCAGCTTTAGGAGCTTTTACCCGAAAAATCTTGTTGCCTTTCTCGTCTTCGATAAGTTCTATATTAACTTCCTCGCCCTTAGCTTTTTTTCTTGCCGCCCATTCTTCATAAGTGATGGCATTTTGCTTGATAGCCTCATCTTCTTTAGCCTCTTTCTCTTTCTGTATATTTGCCTCTACTGCTTTTATGGCATCTATACGATGGGAACAGAAAGTATTCAAGCTCTTTGTTATAACTTGCGGATTTGGCTTCTTGTAGAATTTCTCAAACTTTCCGGCAATAAACATCTTGAAGAAAGTAATCAGCTCGTTCAGATTAAGGAAATAATACTCATCCTTTATAGCATTTGCAGTCATTATCTTGATATTGTCAGTAGCCTCATTATTTACAAAGCCACAAATACCATAGACATCAGAAACCCATGCTACAAGCCATGTTATTGCACTTCCTTCTCCATAACACAAGTCAAGATAGGTAAGTGTTGGTGCGTTGCTTTTAAAAGCTTTCCCGATTGGCATCTTACTACCTACTTGGCTTGATGGAGAGAAAGACATTAGAACGTTATCGAATGTTCCGTACTCATTGAATATTCGTTGCTTTTCTCTGTTGATTGAGGCGCTGCACGAGGTCGGCTGATTCTTGGTAATAGCCTTGCTCTGCGTCTTTATTAGTCCCTTGCTTTCTATCATCATAATTTCCTTCCAATACTTTAACAAAATTATTTGGTCTCATAATCCAATCAAAACTCGCCATCCATCCATTACTACCATTAAGGAATGAAGATGCTGCCGCCTTGTCAATCATCAACTTCATCTGCTCACTCCCATATTCTTTAAGCCGTGAATTAATCATTGACTTTCTCTTCGAAGTCAGGGCATGAACAAGAGGCATTCCTCTTCCAACGATAACCTTATTGAAATATTCGCAAACCTTCTTTGCTTTATCATCCACTTGTTGTACACTAGGGACGTTGTTCGATGCTATTCGTTCAGGTTCGTTCTTGTGTGGTTTAGATTCTTTACCTTCAGCAAATTCTATGTTGTCTTCATGCTTCCAAATAAAGACTTTTCCGCTACCGATAGATAACATTTGTTTCTCAAATAGTCCATCAATAGCTTTTTTTGTCTTTGCCACCGACATACCTGTCTTTTCCGATAATTCTTTGTTGCTCCCATACACATATCCGTCTTTGTCAGCATTAAATGAAAGACGTACGAAAGCGACTAATTCATCAGCATCCAAGCTACACGCTTTTTCGTCTAATTTTACTATCATATCTTAAAAAAATGCATTTGTTAATTGTTTATTTCCACTCATTATTACCCACTTCCCTCTGCCGTTTTGGTCTAGCAATTTCAAGTCTTCAACTTTTCCGAATCTATCATAAGTACCGCAAAGGTCAACAAACCAAGGTTGTTTTCCTTTCGATAGCCTAAGAAGTCTTCCTACAACTTGATAGTATTGCGCTAAAGAGCGTGTTGGCTTTGCATACACTACAGGATAGTCAAAGCCTACGACCAAGATTTGGCTATTTACCAGTACCTTAGTCTGCCCATTGCGGAAACGCTCGATGATAGCCTCACGTTCTTTAGGAGGTGTCTCTCCGCAGACCATTTCGCAGTTAGGTATGGAATAGGTCAGCATCTGAGCTTCTTTAACGAACTTGGTAAAAACCAAGATGCCTTTACGTTGTCCACCTCGTTTCGGATTAAGTAATCTATTGACAACACTAACTAGCCATCCGTACAAATCCACACGTTCATATTCTTGTTTTACACTTTGGTCTGTATAATCACGGCAAGTTGAATTTAGCTGCAAATTACCTTCATTCCATTGTGGCGGTGGACAAGAGTAATAGTTTGGCAGACAGATATATCCGTTCTTTGCCATATCCTCAACTTGAACATAGTAAATAAGCTCCTTGAAAATCTTGTCTCTACTTCTTGTCAGAAACTTCAGTATGCTACCATAGTTCTGATAGGAATACAGACGGAATGGTGTTGCGGTTAGACCTATGACCTTGCTCTTTAATTTATCAAGAAACTCCTTATACATGCCGGATTCAGGTTTCACTAAATGAACCTCATCAATCAATATGTATTTGAAGTCAGTAAACAATTCGGGATGTCCTTTCACGCTACCAATTGTAGCAAAAGTAACATCGCTGATTTCTTTTGATTTAAAGCTAGCGGAATAGATGCTGGCATTATCAAATCCATAAGAACAATACTTCTTGTAGTTTTGTTCCAAAATTTCCTTAGTAGGAGAAAACACAAGCACTTTATCTTTGAGCCTAGCAGCTATATCTGCCAAAATCAATGATTTGCCCGATGCAGTAGGGAGCACTTCCAGAGCGTTCCAGTTTTTCTTCTTATCCAAGAAAAACTCAACCGCCTTCTTGCTTGCCTCTTCTTGATATGGTCTTAATTTAAACTTCATTTCACAAATAATATGAAATCACTTTTGTTACTATATAGGAATGCACAAGTCTTATGCATAACAAAAGCCAATAGAAAAATGACCTTACAGTTTTTATGGTGTGTCTCACCAAGACGATTGCAAAGGTACGAAGAATAATTTAATAATGCAAACAAATTAGTGTCTATTATTACGGCTATAGCATTATTTAAACCTTATTGATTATCTTTTTCTTCATTCATTTTCAGAATTAGAGCCGCATAGTATTTATAGAGTTCCTGTAATTCAAACACCGACCAATTCTTTGCTTGATGCTTCATTACTTCCAGTAAATCGACTTGTTGTTCTCCGAGCCGCTTTACTTCTTCCATATCTAAAGGAACGTGAGGATGCTTTTGCAAATAAGCCAATCTTCCAAGCTTCATTACTAAATTCTTTCTATAACCGATAAGATGGTCAGAAGAGAATCTGTTGCATCGTTTGCATTCCGCATTCTGATTACGTGTATCAAAGCGCAAACTCATATGAGTTCGTCCGCAATAATGCCCATTGTCGGCTTGGTCGATTGGCAATATTCGTCCACAACTGATACATCTGAAGTACTTATAGTGAAACTCTCTAGAGTCTCTCATGCGGATATAAACCGACATAAGCCTATCTAGTTTGTCAACCCACTTTTGCTTCTCGCTCCTTTGGTGTTTAGGCTTCTTTCCTCCTTTGTTAAATCTATCATAATATCCCATAATCTTTATCCTTTATCAAACCAAAAGTCATAGTTGCTGCTGTGGGGGTCGAACCCACAACCTTTTTCCGATTTTGGCGGACGTTCTACCATTGAACTAAGCAGCACCACCCCATAGGGGGATTTCAAACTAATTAAATAATAAAAGCCTTACTCCTTTGGTTTACCCATATGCAAGAAAACATCCATGATTGATGTTTCCTTAAGGCTTGTAATATTGTAATCAATCATAGTCTTACCCATAATCTCATCTACATTCTTACGAGCCTTCTCAATGGTATCACCCTGCACAAGATAACGAACCTTGGTCTTCCTCTCCTTGCCAGATTTTTCGTCAATAGTAATCATGTTAATACTGCAATCGTAGTATTTATCCTCACTATCTACCTCTGAAAGGAACAACTCAGAGAAACCTGCTTTCTTCATAGTGACAATCTCCATATCACCATTTGTGTATACCGCCATTTCTTCTGTAGTCTTAGCCTCGCATTCTGACCATGACAAGGCATCTACAACATATTGCTCTGTAGTTTTAGCGTTCGTTCCGTCTTCTAGAGTTTTCTCATAACGAACACCTACGATAAAATACTTTCCTGTTAATGATTTCATATTCTTTCTTTTTATGTTAGAGAATGTGGTATCGGTGAGGCTTGAACTCACGGCCTAATGTTTAGGAAACATTTGCTCTATCCAACTGAGCTACGACACCAAGCATCCTATAAAAACTCTTTATTTAATTCTGCTTGCCTCTCCACTTGTGTCTGCCATACCATATAAGCATGGTCTTGTGGAGTAGGTATGTATAATCCTCTTTCCATAGAGCAATGATGAAGCCATCGGTCTATACATAAAGACATTTCTTCTTTGTCAAGGTCTGGTATGTGCCTCCAATATTGGAAGGCCTTACCTTGTTTATTCTCACGCTCCCTAAGAAAAACATCCTTATTTACACGTTTGAACTCTTGTTCGATATAGTCCTTAGTATATCCTTCTTCGATAGCTACGTAAGTGATTGTTACCCACAGATAAGCATTCTGTTGGATTGTCCTAGATTGTTGCCTCTCTTTAAGGTCAACAACAAAGAACTTCTCATTATAATAATCACCTTGTAGTTTCTTGGCTTTGGTTATCATAGCCCTGGTTCGTTCCTCGAACTTTTCAAGCTCGACCGGATTCAACATATTATATACCATCTTTCTTTAATGAAAGGTGGAGAAAATTAATTCTCCACCATAATAAGTTTAAAATGGCGCATCAGATGTGTTAGTGCCACTCGGCTGTGCTGGTGGAATTGGTGCTGAACCTGCGGCTGGAGCTTGTGGTGGAAAAGGATTATTAGCAGCAGCTTGCATGCCACCTTGTGGCGCATTGTTCTGTGCTTCAATCTTTTGCATCTTGTAGCCACGAACAGATGTAAACCAGTCTGTTGTGCCATCCTTCTTTGTTCCTTGATATGATTCAACGTCAAAGAATACTTCAGCAATATCCCCGACATTAAAACCATCCGGTACATGTACATTCTTACCACTGAATTCAAAGATGATGCGCTTTTCGTAGCCACGTTCACCTGTCAAACCATCGAAACGTGTTGCATCAAGCATCAAACGTCTCTTTTCAAATGGTTCTTTACCTTGTCTCTGAATAGACTGAATGCCTTCGATAGCAACAATCTTACCTTTATAACTATTAGCCATAACTTAAAATATTTAATAAAACAATAATTTATCCAACTCTGTTCAAGGTCAAACTAGGCTTTACCTTAGTTACCTTTTTATACTTTTTCAATAGATGGTTGTAAGCTTCTTCGTCATCCGCATCAAAAGCCTTCGTGTCTAACGTAACCCTCTCAGAAGCAGACTTCAAGGAATAAGTGTAAATTGAAGTTTTATAAGATGTGAGGTTGTCATTTGACATACCATCAAAGATAGCTGCCTTCAACTCCTTTTCCTGTTCTTGCAATTTAGCAATGCGCTCTTGAACGTCAATGAGTGCGATTTCGTTATCTATAATGTAATAAGGTGTTTTTGTATCATCATTATACAAACGACCTTCTTTCTCGCATCGGAACAATTCTTTAACATCACTCGCAGGTCTTGGCTTGCCTAATGGGATGAGTTTACAGATTGTTCCACGCTTCTCGTCATCACGCAACCACATACAACATATACGTGTAACCTTCAGATGAGGATTCAATGTTTCGAAACCGAACTTATACATCGAGTTCTGCCAACGCACATACTCCTTATTAACGGAATAAGTACCCTTAATATCCCAAATCTCAACCTCATCGTCCGGTGCATCATCCTTGTGCATCACCAAGTCGATTGCACTTGCATGGTCTTCTCCGATTCGAAGGACATATTCGCTACCTATAATCTCATATCCATTCTTCTTGATATAAGCGACAAAATCCTTGACACTCTCTGAGGCTGGCTCAATACCCAATGAAGCAAACAACTCTACCTGCTCATGGATAATAGTGCCTTTTTCGGCAGCTTTCTTCAATACCTCTTCGCTTACGTTAGAGTACATATTGGGAAATACATACTGATGAAGCATACCTGTAATGCCACTTAATTCACGACCATCATAAAAGTATTGATGTGTGGAGTCCTCATAAAGAACTCCACTGTTATTCAATTGTATCATACTAATCTTGATTTAAATTGTGTCAACTTAGCTAAGAACTCTGCATTCTTTTGATATTCGGGATAAGCATCATAAACTGCTTTTAAATCCTTCTTGCTCTGTGCGAGTTCCATCTTTCGTAATGCACATTTGCGTTTAAACTCTTCGGACTTCTGAAGGTCTGGGAATCCGTTCCAAACTCTATCTACGTCCTCCCAAATTTGAGCTTGTTGCAATTGTGGATAAGCATATTGTTTTTGCTCATTAAGATTTTCGTCTTTTTCTTCCTCGCTCTTTGGGGCTGGTTCAGAGTAACCATATACTTCTTTCTGCTCATTCATCCATTCAAGAACTTCTTGTTCTGTCATGCCGCAATACCAACGCACAATGTTATTCTCATCTTGAATAATAAGTTTGGCAATACATCTGTTTGTATAACCTACATATCCAACATGGAAAATTGTCTTCAACTTTCCGCTTTGAGAATATTCGGTGTTTCGGTTGAGGTTGATGAATATCTTCTTGGGAGCAGTATACAATTCTCGACCGATACCTAAACAAGAGCATGCACGCTTGAAAGAGTCGCTAGCTTGGCCTTTAACGGCTTCGGTGTTACTTGGCGTACCAACATCTTGCTTATCTATCCAACCGATACCTTCTTTATAAACGGAAACCGTACAAAAGAGGTTCTGACCAATAAGCTCATGCTTACGTTTCCAACCATAGATGCCGAACTTCTCATCTAATCGTCTCATATCACATCTTGCGTCCTTGTAAAGCAACAAGGAACACCAGTCCGGTGACTTCTGATTACCACCTTGACCGACACGGACTTCTATCTCATCCGCATCAAGGAGGCGAAACTCATAATCCTTAATTTCTTCGCTCTGCCCTTCTACAGGCTTCGCTGCCTTATTCTCTGCCATAGTCGTATATTTTAAATAATCATTTTCTTTATCTGACAAGAAACAACAAGTTCATTGATTTCTTTGAGAGAATAATATCTAGGTGAGTTCTTACTATCACCTACATATTCTTTCATTAACCTATTCTTGACCCATTTGTCAATCATCTGCTTTTCGAATCCTTTTGATGCGAGATAGCATTCGGCATCCTTTCTGCGTATCCTGTCGGAACGCAACCCCATTTCAAATTGGGCATCCATCCGTCCCGCTTGAAATGCGACTGATACTAATTGCTTAATCTCGCTTAATGACATATTCTTTCTACAGTTTTTATGGTGTGTCTCACCTTTTTATGTAATATTACAAAAAATATATTAAATTTCTTGCAAGTTACGATATATTTATGTATATTTGCAACATATTTAATGTTTTCGAGTGCAAAGATAAGAAAAGTATTGCAAACATGCAAATAAAATAGTGCTTAAATATACTATATTAACCTTTATTATCTTTAAGCTCTAAATATTTACATAAATTAAGTTACACATGCGCTTACTGCGTATTAAATTTTAGGTTATGAATAGTGCATACGAAAGACTGAAGGCTGTAATCATTGCTTTGGGTTACACTTCAAATGAAAAATTCGAGGATACCGTTGGCTTAGGACATGGCTTCGTCAGCCGTATAACTAATCGTGTATCTTCCAAAAGCTTGCAAGCTATAACGAGAAAATTTCCGCAGGTAAATCCAAGTTATATTAGGACGGGAATGGGGGAAATGTTCATCTCTTCACCTATAAAGGTAAGCGAAAACGAAAACGCAAAGACTAGACTGCGTGAGTATCTTAAATATAAAGGAATTACCAAACGAGAATTTTGTGACAAAGCTGACGTGGCCTCTAACTTTCCTATCATAGGGAAGAATGGTGTATTCACGGCAAGAGTATCTTATAGAGTGAATTCTAAATTCCCAGATCTTAATATGGATTGGCTAGCTAATGGAGCTGGCGAAATGTTGCAGCCGGAGGCTAATATTGAGAAATTCAACAACTACAAAAGCAGAATAGCGCCATTCTGTACAGAGATGGGAATTAGTACTACATTCTTCTTGCGGAAATGTAAGAGCTATACCAGTGCAATTAGCAGATTGCCGGATATGCCTAGCGAGACTTTCTTGAAGAATATCTCTTTGGCTTACCCTCAGCTAAATCTGAATTGGCTTAAGACCGGAGAAGGAAAGATGTTTAACGATGACATCAAATCGAATATCAATTCAAGCGTCAGCTTTGTTCCTCTTGTTCCACAGATGGCTTATGCTGGTTATCTCAGCGGATATGCAGATGATGTATATATATCATCGCTCCCAACAATCCCTATTGTAAAGGAAGATAAAGAAAAGTACGTAGCATTCGAGGTAAGCGGTGATTCTATGGATGATGGCTCGTCTAGAGCTTATCAGAATGGAGACATCGTTATATGTAAAGTCTGCCCTGACTACATGGTAAAGAGCAATGGACTTCATATAGACGGAAAGGAATATATCATAGTTCATAAAGAAGGTATTCTGTTGAAGCGTATCATTGACTTGGATATGAATAATGGAAAGCTTATATTGCGTTCCTTTAATCCTACTTATCGTGATTTAGAGTTGGATTTAGCAGATGTGAAGCAGCTCTTAGTTGTGGAATATCAGCAGAAAAGGAAATGATAATGTAAAGTATATTTGTATGTTCTGTGGAGTAGGCTTGCATAAAATGTCGCAAAATTGCCGCAAAATGATTATTCGCCTATAGCGTAAGTTGCTATTGTTTAGTCATTTTATTGGTGTTCCGTATAACAGCCTTCTAAGCTGTGGGTCTTGGGTTCGAACCCCAACGGAATCACTATAAATATAAACAAGAAATGGTGAAATAATCGTATAGGTTGTTTCACCATTTTTCTTTATAAATGGCTATAAAATAGGCGTTTATGGACGTATAATGAACTTTTGCTTATGAAACAGAAACGATTTATTAGAAGATTTTAATATTCCACAAGTAGGCTCTGAGTACTACAAGTAAAGTGTAAAATTGCCGCAAAATTGCCGCAAAATTGCCGCATTTTCCGCAAAATTGCCGCAAAATATTGTAAATTTAAAGGAAAAATATTATGGCTACAATAACATACGAGCTTGGAAAACCAAAGCAAGACAAAACAAGAAAGGTGTCTATTGTTCTTTCTCATAAGGGACAGAGAAAAAGATTTCCTACCAATATAGTTGTTTCCGACTCAGACTTGTCTAGAGCCGGAAAGATTTCTTCACGTAAGATATTGAAGACGATAGAAGATAAAATGAATGTTATGAAGGATGCACTCTATGACTTAGAGGTAGACTTGCTAGGTAAAGATGTGGATATTGATTGGATATGTGAGCATTTGATTGATATAGGCAACAAGACAGAGGATTTAGACTTCTTTTCCTTTACCGAAGAGTGGGTTGAGAAATCCGACAATAAGGGAAAGAAGAATTATCTGATTATGCTCAATTCCCTTGCACGCTATAATGGTTGCCGTAAGCTGCCGTTTTCTCTCATAGACTACAGATTCCTAAACGGATATAAGAAATTCCTAGATGGTCATCCTAGGGCGCAATCCTTATACTTGGGCAATATGCGGCATATCTTCAATGAAGCTATCAAAGAATATAATACGAATGGAAATGATATTATCAGAAGTAATCCTTTTGATAAATTCTCCGTTCCGAGGGATATTCCGCAGACAAAAGATAGGATAATCAGTGAAGAGAACCTTGTAAGAGTATTTAATTTCAAGGGGACTAGACGTGTAGGTATGGCAAGGGATTGTTATGTACTCTCGTTCTTTCTGATGGGAATGAATTCTGTTGATATATATGAATGTGTCAGCTATAATAAGGGTGTACTCGCCTACGATAGAGCTAAAACTAGAGATAGGAGAAACGATAATGCCCACATAGAAATTGTCGTACCTGACATCATCAAACCTTTGTTCCGAAAATATAAGGGAACAACAAGGGTCTTTGATTTCTATCAGAAATATAGCAATGCAGCCAATTTCAATAAGCATATAAATAAGGGATTGCATTTCATAGCTGACGAACTGGGCATTCCTCGTTTCGATTTCTACTCAGCCCGTCATACTTGGGCATCTATAGCAAGAAATAAACTAGGTATTGATAAGTATACCATTCACGAAGCACTCAATCACGTTTCGCAGTTAGATGTTACTGATATTTACATTCAAAAGGACTTTACGAATATAAACAAGGCAAATGAAAAGGTAGTGGAATATGTTATGAAAATGATAGGAGAGGCAAAGAACGATGTTTGAATTTTGAAGAAAGGGGAAGGTCTATTCTTCCCCCTCTTTCTTATCCTTATCCTTTTTGTCCATTTTTGCACCTGTAGCTTTCATAATAGCCTTCAGAGCATCTTCGAAGTTCAAGGAGTCCTTACCGCCATTAGGGTGTTTTTCCCACCAGTCAGGGTCAACCCAACGCATAGCCTTGTCATACCAAGTTTGGTCGACGGATGTTTTCTTGCCATCTTGACTGATTAACAGATACCCACCTTGCCCATCGCTAGCAATTCGCTGAACTTGTTCAAGGTTGACCCACGTCTTTTGTTTTTCGCTATATACCCACATAATTATATGATTTAAATTATTTTTATTCCTATTGTGCAAAAGTACAGCGAAGTCTTAAAAATACCAAATAAAACCTATTTGTATGTTTCAAGTTTGACCAAATGTGAGTTATTTTGTGTACCTTTGCAGAAAATTCTTAAAATATGATACAAAGATTTACGGAAATGTACTACGATGATGCGGTGCGCTTCGCTCAGTACATACAAGCTACTGAAGGTGGCGAAATAGAACTTGTAAAAGAAGATGCCGATGGTTTTCCTCTTCCCCCTAAGCATAAGATATTTGGTAACATGGTTAATTGTCTGAAGGTAAGGAACTTTGAAATTGCTTATTTAGAGCAAAGAAGAAACCCCGATGATGACAAGAAACATCGTAATCGAAATCTCTATCGCTATATAATGGGGCAGAAGATTAAAGAGGTTAGAGAACTTAGTGGTATAACATTGGAGGAGCTGGCAGAAAAGTCCGGTTATAAGCCTAACAACATTCGTAATATTGAGATGGGGCGTTTTAATGCCGATATTGATACGTTATGTAATATTGTTGAGGCTATGGATGCTCATTTTGAGGTGATGAAGGATTAAAAGTTCTTTCGATATATGAAATATATTTAAATACAGAAACAAAAGCATTAAAAAACTTGCAAAATTAAGGTGTTATTCTTATCTTTGCATCGTAATATAAAAAGGTGAGACACACCGAAACAACTGCATCGGATTATGAATAAAGCATATTTGATTTTCAGCAAGAACACAAGCATTCAAGAATGTTGTACTTGGTTTCGTTATCGTGACGAAGCTTTGAGATACAATAAAGAACATTTTGAGAACGTGTTTATGGTACTGCCACATGAGTTTGATTCTTTGAAAGATGTTGACCCTTGCGAGCCGACAGAGTTCACGAAGTATTCAAGATGCGAGCATTGCTGGAGAAAGATTAAGAATGATTATCTAAAACATATAGGAGATATGAATATGAAGAAAGAAGAAAAGTTTGTCATTGATGATTCTCAGAATTACAATGATATGTTTAGCAAAAAGGAACGGATGCAAATTAATAAGGCAACCAAACCTTTAGAGAACAAGTAATTTTCACCATTTATTAAAAGTGAGTTTAATAACCCGAACGCATTTGCTTGGATGGAAGAATTATGCTATCTTTGCATTGCGTTCCTTGAAATAATTAATTATGAGTAATAACAAAGAAGATTTTGATGCGCAGGTAAGTGCATTTAAAGAGAAGTATCCCGATTTCAAGCCAGCCAAACCTATTGAGGTTCTTAACTTGATTATGACAAGAAAGAATGCCAAGGAGATTCTTGAAGGCAAGAAGAAGGTTGAGTACAGAGCCTATACAGACCATTATATTGGTCGTTTGTTTGACAAGGATGTTTTGGAGTTCCTTAAAAAGCATGGTAAAGAAGAGGATGTAATTAAAGCGCAAGAGGAGGGTATTGTTGACCCATTGCGAGTAGTAAAGACAATCCACTTCCATGATTATAACAACTCGTGGTATCTTGATTGTGATGTTTTGGTAAATGATACTTGTATCGTTATGAAAGAAGATATTGATTTTCTTCACGAAAAGTATGATAGCCATGATTTGGATGAAATGTACGAAGCATTGGAGCTTAAAAAGGAAAAAGAGCGTCCTTTGTTTTTCTTCTTTGTTATTGACAAGGTAACAGAAACGACTCTAAAGTAGGTGGGCGTAAGTCCACCGAGCCTAGATAATTCCCCAAGGGGAGTAGTTTATGATTCGTGGACTTAAAACGTTACAACTATGTCAGAGGCATCAAGAGGTTATCGTTATTCTCAATGGAGAGCGGTAACAAATCGTACAACTGGTCTTAGGGCTGGTGAAAGACGTGAACGTGGCAGAAATGTTGAGTACCGAAACACTGGCGCACAAGGAACTACTTATGGTGGTGCTATGCGTACATTGGCAGCTCGTACAGCAGCAAATAATGTCACAGAACGTGTAAACCGCAGACTTAGAAGAGGTTAAAAGTCAAGAGGGGTAGAATGAATTAACTTTCATTCACCCCTTGTTTTTAAGGAGAATAATGTATGCAAGAACTAAAAAGAGCAAGAGAAATCATTGATGATGTTTCCAAGGAGACAGATAGTATATTACTTTTCCATTCTCTGAGTGGAAAGGATTCTATCGTATTGCTTGACTTATGCTACAAGAAGTTCAAGAGAGTTGTGGTAGTATTCATGTATATAGTAAAAGACTTGGAACATATTATGCGTTACTATAATTACGCTAAAACCAAGTACCCGAACATTGAGTTTGTTCAAGTTCCTCATTATGCTTTATTTTATGATATAAAAACCGGATATATGGGAATAAAACAAGACCCTAAGCAAAGACAATGGACTTTAGCTGATATAACCGAAAAACTCAGGAAGAGACTTGGTGTAGAGTGGGCTTGTTATGGATTTAAACAATCCGATTCTTTGAACAGACGGCTTATGCTTAGAAGTTATACGGATGGAAAGGAAGCTATCAATTGGAAGACGAAGAAATTCTATCCTTTATCTACATATAAAAACAAGGAAATAATGGATTATATTCTTGACCATCGTTTAAAGAACCCAGAAGCAAATGGAACGAATAAACAAAGTTCAGGAGTTGATGTTGAGGATATTGAGTATCAGAAATTTCTTAAAGAGTTTTATCCGGCAGATTTAGAGAAAATATACAAGGTATTCCCAATGGCAAGGATAGTTCTGTTGAAAGCTGATAAAAACAAGGAGGAACTGAAATGAAAAAAGGAAGTGAAACAAAGATAATCAAGAGGTCTCAAATAAACTTGAACCCTTGCAACCCGAAGGTACATACCGATGCGGACATCAAACAGCAAAAAGCCAATATTAAGAAAGTTGGTCTCATTGGAGGTATTCAATGGAATGAGACAACTGGAAATCTCATAGATGGGCATAAACGAGTGATGAGCGTTGACCTTATCCAAGGTTATGATGGTACTCCCGAAACTGATTATGACATCAAGGTAGAAGCCGTTGATTTTGACGAAAAGACCGAGAAAGAGCAATTGTTGTTTATGGCGAAGTCGCAAGACCCGATAGATTACAACTTGGTTGCCAAGAACTTTAGCATAGATGAAATAGACTTCAAGGCTGCTGGCTTCACGGAACAGGATACTGAACAAATCAAGATGTTGCAAGATGATTTGGAAGCATCATTGAAGGATTCGGGCATGGATGACTTTAGCGAGGATTTCTTGAATGAACCTATAATTTCAGTTACGACCCCAACGCCAATGACCGAATTACCCAACATCGAAAAAACATCTGAAGAGATAGTGGCCGAGCACGCAGCTAAGCCAAAGATGACAAAGGAAGAGGTCAAGGATCAGAAACAGCATTGTACTGATGTCGGAAAGAAAAGAAAGGAAGATATTGATAACTTCATATTCATTGATTTCGAAAGTTTTGAACAAAAGCAGATTTTCTGTGATATGTTGCACATGGAAGCCGCTAACTCTATGCGTATTTCCGGAAGTCAGATTTTAGGTTTGTTGTAATATGGGACGCAAGCGAGTAAAGCCTCTTGTAGTGAGGAAGAATCCCATAGATGTTGCCAATATGGTAATTGATATGGCTAGTGAACAGAGTAAGGATTGTATCGTTATGATGTCTCTTGGCAAGGACTCCATTGTTACATTGGACTTATTATATGATAAGTTTGAGCGCATAGTATGTGTATTTATGTATCTCGTAAAAGACTTAGAGCATATACAACGATGGATAAACTGGCTGAAGGCTAGATACCCGAAGATAGAGTTCGAGCAGATACCACATTGGAATACAACATACAATCTTCATTATGGAGTTTATTGCGTTCCGAATCCAAAAGTAAAGGTTCTTAATCTTTCTATGGTAGTAAAAGCCTTAAAAAAGCGTTTCGGAATAGAATACGTATTCTTTGGTATGAAGAAAGCAGACTCGATGAACCGAAGCCTTATGTTGAAGTCGTATGAGGATGAAAATTACATTCATGGTGGAAATTGTTATCCTCTTGCTGATTTTACTCAAAAGCAAATCTTGCTGCAATTGGATGACTTTATTCACGAAATGGGATTGGAATGGGGCATGGATAAGGCTAAGATATATGCAAGGGGTATTCAGCGGATGAAAGATGACTCTTATATTGAAGAGTTGTTTGGAAAGCATCTTGCGGATATAACAAGCGATATTGAGAAAAAGTATAATCTTTCTCCGGCTGAGGCTATGAAGAGAGCTTATGGTGAAATGAAGAGATATGTAGGATTTAAAGAGAAGAGTAATGAATGAAGTATATAATGATGTTTTAGGTAAGGCGTTAAGCATTAAATCAACTAATAATATTGTCGTAAAAGTAGAGCAAGGAGCATTAGAAGTTAATCTGAAACAATGTAGTGTAAAGCGAATTATGTGGTTCTCTGTCTTCTTGATTGATGGATTTACTATGCGTCCATGCAGTTATACTTTCTATTCCTCTATGAGTGACGATGAATTGGATGACACATTTACACAAGTAGAAGGCAGATTGAACTTTCTGAAAAACTTAAATTCTAAATAACATGACGGAACAGGAAAGAAGAGTTGTAAACCATGCAATGAAGATACTAGAGCAGAGCCAAGATGATGAGGCTAGGGCTTTGGCTGTCAAGTTGTTGGAACAAGGTACAAAAGTTCCTCTTCAGAAAGTGCAGTTTTATGCCGCATATTGCAATGGCTTGCGTGATGGGTATTCAAGAATATTCGACCTAATACAAGGTGGTGGGTGGCTTGCGAAAGTGAGCAAGAAGGAAATGCCATATTTCGAAGCAGAGAAGGAGCTTGTAGAGAGCTGTATTGATGCTTGCTACGATTATCATATGGGCAAGTATGATATTAGGTACAAGAATAAAGAATTATCCAAAAGTGGTAAGCTATTGGCTTGCAAGGCTGTTTTTGTGAAACAAACGATGATTGGTTTTGAGGTTAAATACAACAAAGATAAAGAATGATTGCACAATATAGATAAGTGAAGTTGTAAACCTTTGATATGTAGGTACTCCCTTGCAAATTTTGTATCTTTGCAAATAAAAAAGGAGATTTATATATGGCAGATAGAGGATATAGAGGCAGACCTCAACGAGGCGAAAGAGCGGATAGGCAAATCAATGCCGGACATAGCCGTGGGTTGGATGCGGCTTTGTCTGACACTGAAGCTAAGATTAGAAAGCTAAAGACGGAACGTATTTATGCCTTTAATAAGGACGGAAAAGAAATAGCGCATTCCCAAACAGGAAAGGCACATAGTACGCAATTACCTTTTGGCTATAACTACAAAGATGCCATCATTACTCACAACCATCCTAATAGAGGTATTGGAGATACTATAGCTGGAAGAGTTGGCACAATTTTGTCTGGAGCTGACATTTTTACAACTATAGCACATAACGCTTCCGAGATTCGAGCAGTTACAAAGAATTATACGTATTCTTTGAAGAGACCAAGTAAAGGGTGGGGACTTTCAGAATCGGATGCATGGGATGTTTTTGGTAAGAAAAATTCGCAATGGAGACGAACCCTTCAGCAAAAACAGACAGAGTATCTTTCAAAGAGCGGAATACGAAATCGAATAAACGAGAAAGTGCTAGCTTTAAACAGAAAGCGTTCTAGTTTTACGAAAGGAGGAAAAGTCCCTAGTGCAAGTGATGTGTCTAGTTATAATCGTGAAGCAAACGAAATACAGAAACGTGTCACGGAAGCTAATGATAGAGGTAATGTTGGTGCGCAATATCAAGTTATGAAAGAATACGCAAAGAAATACGGATGGAATTTAACACGTAAGCGTACATCTTAAGGAATATATTCGAACGATGGGTAGTATTGTCCCTCTTCATGTGGGAAGAACCTTCCCATCAGGGGGTGTAATTTAAACTGTGTCAAGGCTTGTTCTTAACTTTCATTCCCACTCCCTGCTGGGGGCATGCCCCCAGCAGGGAAGCCTTTTCGGCTGCAAAGTTACATAATTTTAAATCTATCTCCAAATTTTATTGCCAATTGTTGAGAAATTTGTCCCCAATTTGCCAGTGGCATAGTCCATTTCTTACGGATGTTGCGGTAAGCTAAGTAGACAAGCTTCTCCAAAGAATTATCCGTAGGAAAGACCCCTTTAGTCTTTGTGACCTTTCTTACCTGTCTGTGATACCCCTCAACCGTATTGGTCGTATAAATGAGTTTACGGATGGCTGGAGTATATTGGAAATACTCTGTCAGACGTTCCCAATTGTCACGCCATGACTTGATGACAATTGGGTACATCTCTCCCCACTTAGACTCTAACAGGTCTAAATTAGCAGCAGCGGAGTCTTTGTTTACTGCACCATATACTGTTCTTAAATCCTTGATAAACTCCTTTTGATGCTTACTGCCAACATACTTGATAGAATTGCGTATCTGATGGACAATACAGAGCTGCACAGAACTCTCAGGAAATACGCTTTGGATGGCATCTGGGAAGCCTTTGAGACCATCAATACAACAAATCAAGATGTCTCGAACACCACGGTTCTGAAGATCCGTAAGAACTTCTAGCCAGAAGTTAGCTCCTTCACTCTTAGACACATACATACCTAACAGTTCTTTTTGGCCTTCCTTGTTGATACCAAGAATGTTGTAAATGGCTCGTGTGACGGCTCTGCCATTCTCATCCTTTACCTTATAATGGATAGCATCAAGCCAGCAAATGGCATATACAGGATCGAGCATGCGAGACTTCCAGGCGGTGATTTCGGGTAATACACGGTCTGTTATAGAGCTGATAGTATCGGCTGATAGAGTTGTGTTGAACTCACGCTCAAAGTAGCTGCTGATGTCACGTGTGCTGGTGCCCATGGCGTACATCTCAATAATCTGGTCTGCCATGCCATTGGCAAGAATAGTCTCACGCTTCTTTACGGTCTCAGGTTGGAAAGTTCCGTCTCGGTCACGAGGAGTCTCTATAGTGACCTCACCATATTTTGTTTGAACCTTCTTACTCATCTTACCATTACGACGGTTGCCGGAAGAGCGTTCCTCTTCACTTAAATGAGCGTCCATCTCACCTTCGAGAGCTGAGTTGAGAATACGCTCTAACAATGGAGCTAATGCTCCGTCCTTGCCAAATAAGGCTTCACCACTACGCAACTGCTGAGCTGCTTTCTTGTAATCAATTTCTAAGTTGTCCATAATATAAAAACTGTGTTAAACTACTTTTATTGTAGCTTGACACAGTTTAGTTTACACTCTCTCCCATCATTGACAATGCCGTAGTACATTTTTCATATTGCTTTTGAAATCCGTACTTTTTAGCTCTCGATAGGTTGTGATCCAGGTCGTTGATTTTGACTTGTATTGCAACCATATCTTTTGAATCAATGATTGATTGTATGTAGTCAAAATACGGAACACCTTTCTTGTGGGTTAGGACACATACACTATCGGCAATGTCTTTTCTAACACCTAGTGATAACAGCTTGTCGTAGGTCATATCCGTATCTTCAATCGTATCATGGAGAAATCCGACACAAATCTCTTCGGTACTATTACCCATTTCTCCTACATGGATAGGGTGCAATATAACAGGCAATCCAACCTTATCAATCTGTCCTTTGTGCGCCTTGCAAGCGATACCAAGGCACAATTCTATCATTTCAGAATCTTTCATATTCTTCTTTCGTTATTAGCTCACCTAACTCAAGAGCATCTTGTGCATAGGTGTTTTCATTAAACTTAAACTCCTTTGGCTTACGTCCTTTACCTTTAGGGTAACACATAAGTTCTTTATTTACATATTGATAACGGACAACGATGTCATCCTCCCAATAGTAAACATAAACCGACTCTCCGTTTTTAAGGAGGTGGCTGATTTTGTTCTTATCTTTATTGTTCATAGTCTTTATCTCCTTATTACAATGCAAAGATATAAAAAATATATTAAACTTGCAAACAAATTAATGTTTATTACTTGAAATTTAAATATATTAATTATTGAAATGTTGCATAGTAAGCTTGTTGCATAGATACTGACCTTTGCTTCTTACCTCCGTTACTCTTGGCGGTTCTACTTTGCTCATATAATGCATGTCCCCAACCGGATGGTTTCTTGGTCTCTTTATAGATTTCTCGCATGGTCTTCCCACCCAACAGCTTGTAGGCTATCGAGTAATTCTCTTTGGCGTAAATCATCTTGGCGGTGTTAACTTGTATTTCACCAATAAGTCCGGTTTTCTTGTTCCGGATATTGATGATGTTTCCTGAATAGCCAGTATCCAGTTTCTGTTCCTTGAGTCTAACGAACTCAAAGCCCTTGTATTTGCCTTTAAGGTCTTTTATTATTTTCGGTATTGACCCTTTATCTGCGATGATGGTTGTTCTGTACGAGTCCTTAATGTCTTTGATACCATTAGCTTCGCCCTTAGCCTTGCGTACAATGGAGTCAACACTCTTGTAATTGATAGGAGTGACCCTTGCTCCATACTTCTTAGCTATACCTTCAGCTATAGCTTGTAGCTTGTTACCAACCGACTCGGCTTTTCTCCGCATAGAGGTAGCTTGTGCTCTCAGCCTAGCATATGCCCCATTATTACCAACGTCTCCCATATCTTTTTTAGTGCAAAATTAACCAAAATGCAAGCCAATTAATATATTGCGGCGATATGTTATTTCACTTAAAAGACAAAGTGAAAAGACACGCAAGTAAACATTTCTCTTAAACAATTATTATTCATACCTTTGCAAGAAACAATGAGTTGATAAGATGACGAAACCAAGAGATTATTTCACAGGCAAGCAAGAAGAGTTCAAACGCTCCGAAGTGCAAATAGCACCATATAATCCAAGGAAGATTTCACCGCAGCAGAAAGCTACATTGAAACGTTCCATAAGAAAATATGGCGTTGTTGGTGGTATAACCGTCAATAAGCAAACAATGACCATCGTAGGCGGCAACCAAAAAGTAACCATCGTGGATGAGATTATGGGCTATCCCGAAAAGGATTATACTCTTTTGGCTGAGGCTGTAAATATGGATTACAAGACCGAAGTTGAACTGAATTTCATGCTTAATTCCGAGAATGCTCATGGAGAATGGGATGACATGAAAGTCCGTGAGTTAATTCCGGACATAAACTATATGGATGCCGGATTAACGGAAGAAGACTTATCCCTGTTCGGCTATGATGCAATGGTAAAGACTGAAGGCGAAGATGAGTTAGGTAAAGAACTTAATTCCTTACTAGACCCATTTGCCCAAGAAAGCGAAAACAGAAAAGTACAAGCACCAAAGGAAGTGCAAGAAGAGCAGAGACGACAGATAGAACAAAATCAAATTATAGCCAATCAGCAGCAAGAGGCTCAATACCAAGCGAATAAGGAACGTATGCAGCAGGTGAAGAAAGAAGTAAACACCAAGGCAGCGGAAAAGGCATTAGAAGCCGAGTCTTACGTCATGCTATCCTTTGATAACATCGAGAACAAGGAACGCTTTATGAGCACCTTTGGCTTTATCGAAACCGATAAGGTAATAAAGGGAGAAATGCTTATGAAAGTAGCAAAACGAATATAAACGAATAAGCAATGAAAAAGATTATAAGAATATTACTAGGGTACATAATAGCGGCAATAACAATGCTTATGATTATTCCCTTTATGTTTGTTTCTCTGTTTCTTGGAAAAAGGAGAAAGAAAGCGTTTGGTATATGGGTGTCGTGTCTTTTTATCCCTTTGATAAACAAGGTAGGGCAATTGGTTAACTCATAAATATCGAAAGACTATGAAGGCAAACGGAAAAAGATTAATGAAGATTGCGAACTTGGCTATAACTATGGTATTGGCAATACCGATGTTCTTACTAGCCGTTCCTTTCTATATGTATAACAAAATTAGAGGCAAGGTATAAATCCCATCTGCCCAATATATAGCGAAACAATAATAAATACAAGAAAATGGCAAAACCGAAATTTGATTACAATGGCGATGCTTTCTACGATGAGATAGAACAGCTTGCAAAGCAAGGTCAGAAGGATTCTGAAATTGCCTACGCCCTTGGTTTGAAGTTTGGGGTTGACCTAAATCCACAGGTCTTCAACCGAATGAAAAACGGAAAATACGAGAATTGGAATGAAGACGAAAATGCGGAAAGAGGCGAAAGGATAACTCAATCCCTCGTGCGTGGCAGAGAGTTTATTAATGCAATCGTGCGTGGTAGATTCCTTAAATGCGCCCTTGGAGGTGTCAAGGTAAAGGGCAAGACAACCACCAAGAGACATATGGTTGTAGATGGAGTTATGACAGATGATATAGTAGTGGAAACTAGAGAAACCGAGCAGGAGACCCCACCTAACGTACAAGCTCTTTCAACTTGGCTATTCCATTACGATATGACTTGGAGAGAGATACAGAGAGGTAAGAAGGATGAAGAGGAAAAGGGCATTCCTTTTGACCCTAAGAAAGGTATATCCGTCAATAAGTGGATAGAAAGAGAGATTGAGCAAGAAGCAGAAGAACAAGAGGAGGGTGAATAATGGCAAAAACACATTCCGTTTATTATCCGTTGTATAACGACAAGACGCATTTCATTTACCTTATAACAGGAAGCCGTGCGTCAGGAAAAAGTTTCTCTGCTTCTCAGTTTATCGAAAGACTTACTTTTGAATACAATGCAGAAAGAAAGATAGCACATAAGATTCTTTATACACGTTATACAATGGTGAGTGCCGCTATTTCCGTAATTCCAGAGGTTAAAGAGAAAATAGAGATAGATGGCACACAGGATTATTTCAAGAACACGAAGACGGATATAGTCAACAAAATGACGGGAGCTGAAATCATGTTCCGTGGTATTCATACGGCTAGCGGTAATCAGACTGCGAAGTTAAAGTCTATTCATGGTGTGACTACGTTTGTCGTTGATGAGGCTGAGGAATGGACGAGTGAGGAGGATTTTGAGCGTATCATGCTTTCAATCCGTCAGAAAGGCTTGCACAACCGAGTAATAATCATTATGAACCCTTGTGATTCAAATCATTGGGTATATAAGCGTTTCATCGAAAAGACTCATAAAGAGGTGTATTTTGATGGCGTTCCCGTTCAGATCAGTACAGACCCTAGAGTACTTCATATACATACGACCTATCTTGATAATATAAAGCATCTTTCACCGGAGTTCCTTAACGAGGTGTTAGAGATGAAGGAGAATGAGCCGGAGAAATATGCGCATATAATGATTGGTAGATGGTCGGATGTATCAGAGGGCGCAATATTCAAGCATGTAGGCATCGTTGATAAGTTCCCTAGCAATGCAAGGAAAGTAGCCATCGGTGTAGACTGGGGATATTCAAAAGATTATACGGCAATTGTAAAGTGCGGTATCGTAGACAATCGCCTATACATAGAGGAACTTTGCTATAGAACGGAAATGTTATCTAGCGACATCATAAGATTCTTGCGCCCTTATGCGGACGAAGGCTTGTTTGTGTATGCGGATAGTGCTGACCCTAGACTTATAGATGAGGTAGCTCTTGGTGGAATAGTTATATATGGAGCACAAAAGGGTGCTGGTTCTATATTGGCTGGTATTGACAAGATGCAGACATTCGAAATCTTTGCGACTAGGCAATCAGTCCATTTGCAGAGCGAGTTCCGCAAATATGTGTGGGCAAAGGACAAGGATGGCAATTATATCAATGTTCCCGAAGACCATGATAACCATTTGATAGATGCTGCTAGGTATTATATTCTTGCCGTATTGCTCGGTAAAGTGATGAAGCCAAGAAAAGCTTCTAAATCAGACTTAGGAGTGTACTAAATGACAAATATAATTACTTTTGTAATAAAAATACAAGTGTTTAATTATTAGATTGTTAGTGTAAGTATTCTATAAGAGTAGATAAAAGTTAAGTGTAAATAAAAAAGATTGTTTACTAAATAAAGATAAATTCTTTAGTAAATAGTCTTTTTTATTCACTTAAAAACTAAGTGAAAGGCATACGTAAATTAAAGTATGTAGAAACCATGTTTATTATTACCTTTGCTTCAAAAAGTTATAAGGATGTTTGTAGATTCAATTATTCAGATAAAGACATATTTTCGAAACCTCACGCTCAACGCATTGGGTGTGGAGAGAAGCATCTTCGAACGTTTGGACGATAACGATGTTGATTCTGTCGTAAACATGATGGAACAACATGATTTCGATGTGGATAATGCCATTTCGGAATATAATCCACAAACCCATAAGGTGATGAGCCGTGAAGATAAATGGGTAAAGGGAGAAAAGCCATACAGGACGGAGAAGTTGGCAAGAACAAGACAAAGATACATCAATGAGGTAGAATTGTTCTTCTTGTTAGGCAATCCGGTTATGTGGAAGAAGACTGAAGGTGACGATGAAGCCTTTGAACTATATAAAAAATACTTGAAGGATATATACTTCAATACCAAGCTACGTCAATGTAAACGACTTGCCGGAGCAGAAACCGAAAGCGGTTTTGTTTTTAATTTCTCGCAAAAAAACGGAAAAATGCATGTTGATGTGTATGTTGCAGCTCGCTCAAAGGGACATAAGATGAGAGAGTTGTTTGACCAGTACGGAAACATGCTTGCTTTTGCTGTAGGCTATTCCTTAAAGCGAGAATCAAAGACTATCGAATGTTGGGATATATTGACATCCGTTTTTAACTATCATTGTGAACGTGGTGGCTTTGGGTGGAAAGTGTATAAGTATCCTAATCCGACAGGAAAAATTAATGGCATTTATTTTCGTCAGCCAAAGGCATGGGAAGGAGCAGAACCGAGAATGGAACGTGAAGAAATGCTTGATTCCAAGATTGGAGATGCTAACAACTACTTTGCTGACCCTATTGCCGCTGCTACTGCTGACGTGATACAATCAATCCCTAAGCGGAACAAGCCAGGTAAACTCATACAACTTACAGGCAAGAACTCTAGGTTTGAATATATCAACCCGCCTCAAAATTCCGAAATCCGCAAGGCAGAGAAAGAAGACTTGGCTCAGTCTATCTTGTTTGATACGTTTACACCGGATATGTCACCGGAACTGATGAAAGCTATGAGCACGCTTACTAGTGTCGGCATAAAACGAGCGTTGGTATTGGGCTACATCAAGCGAGCGAACCGAATGGAAATCTATGAAGAACTTGTCGGTAGATTATCGCATGTGATTATAGCCGTAATGAAGGAACTATATCCTGAGATGAGAAGCAAGTTGGATAAGTTGGAGGTCGAATTCGATTTTGCCGAACCTTTCGAGGATGACAAAAAGGATAAGTGGAAAGTAATAGCGGAACTATATAATCAAGGCGTACTTTCTTTAGAGACTGCTGTACAAATGCTGGCTTTAACTGACGCTCCTGCTGAAGAAATTGAAAAGATACGCAAGGATGCAGAAGATAAAGTAGCGTTAGCTGCAAAGGTAAAGGGAAACGAAAACACAACTTCATAATTTTAAATGCTTATTGTTTTTGGGCGCATTTCCTTTTAGGATTTGCGCCTTTTTTGCACTTAAATTTTAAGTGAAAGCATTGTGATAATAATATAATATTATTCCTCATTTTGTTTTTAACTTTGTTGGCATGAACACGAATGAACTTATCATAAACGGAAAAGATGCTTGGAATACCTATCGGGTCAAGATGGGGTATGGCTTTTTGGATGCGTTGGAAGCTGACGCAGACAATAAAAGTTATATAACCAATGAAGTAAGGACTGAGCACGGAACTAGGGTTGTTCCTATCCGTCCCAAAAAGGCAGAAAGAAGCATTACCTTGGAGTTCGTTATAGTCGGTAAAGACCATAACGATTACAATAATAGGGTAAAAGCCTTTGATGCACTTATGGATAATGGTTTTGTTACGATACAAGTTCCTCGATCAAAGGATGATGTCTATCGTTTGTTTTGTGCGAGGAAGTCTCCTACCTATTCAAGAGGAAAAGGAGGGGTTATAGGCAAGAAGAGTTTGAAGTTCATAGAATATAATCCAACGAACAGGGGAGCCTTGACTGATGCGGATATTGATATGTTCACGTTGAAAGAATTTGAAGATATAGAACAGTTATGAAAACTTACAAGAATATTGATATAAAGTATTACGATAATGACGGAAACATACATGTAAGATGTTCTGTTCCCGTAACACAGGATGCATTGGTTCACTATGAATTAATGCAGTCTCACTATTGTAAGCTTTCCTTTAAGCTTTATAAGCCTACATATTTCTTGCTTGGTGATTTTATAGATACACCATATGGACGATTTGAGCTAATAGATTTAACTAAGGCCAAAGATAATGATACTATTGGATATTCCTATGAAATCCAATTTGATGCATATTATCGTAAGTTCAAGAACAAAATATTGAAGTATCGCCCGAATACAGGTTCACAAGAAGCGACTTTCTCTCTTACTTCAAAAATAAGTACCCATGTAGAGGTGATTATGAAAAGTCTAGCTTATTATGCGAAGTTAGACAAGTCTTATCTTTACGACCCTAAATTTGAAGGCGAAGGAACGGACTATACTTATGTTATTGATGCGAGCGTAGATGCAAATGCTGCAAAGCTTATAACCTACTCAAACACAAGTGTGTTGGATGCTATTGCAAATATTGCTCAGACGTTTGAATGTGAATGGTGGTTTGAAGGCAATATTCTACATTTTGGTACTTGCGAGAATACAAATGCGATTGTTGATTTCAGACTAAACGACAACATCGTTTCTATGTCAAGTTCACAAAGCCAGTCCACTTATGCAAACAGGGTATATGCTTTTGGAGCTGCAAGGAACTTGCCTAGTGGATATAAGAATGATGCCGATGCGGACATAACAAAAGATGGTGTCGTAGAAAAACGTCTTATGCTTCCTACTTCAGCAGAATGCTCTGACAAAAACAAGCAATTGTTAGCAGAGAATGGCTTTGAGCTGAAAAACGGATATATACAAGTCGGTGGACTCCATGAAGACCAGTACGTAGAGGGAGTAACAACAAATGATGATATTTATCCAAGAAATCTTATCAAAACGTCTAATGTGACATCATACGAAAAAGATGTAGAGGATGAAAGTACACCCGAAGAGGGTGATTACATCAAACGGACTTTCTATCGTGTAAATTCGCTTACTATTGTCAATGATGATGGCGAAAAAACAGGTGATATGGCTTTCCGAAAGGCGTATATTCTTAGTGGCAAGAACTTACATATAGTATTCCAAAGCGGTTCTCTTAATGGTATGGACTTCGAATGTGAGTTTAATCCAGATGGAGTTTCTGAAATACTTAAGGACGATGATGGTAATCCGATATTGAAAGATGGAAAAGAACAGATAAATCCTAAGTCGCAGGTATTTGAGATTGTTGCTAATGAGGATTATGGTCGTTTTTTGCCGGACACAACTTTGCATCCAAAGGACGGAGATACTTTTGTTCTCTATAATTGGGATTCTACCAAATTGGGCGATGCTTTGGTATCTGCTGCTTCCAATGAGTTGCTGACGGATTCTATTAAGAATTTGAAGAAGTCAATAATAGACCCTACGACATATACATGTACCGCTGAGGCTAATTATTCATTCAATCAAGGTCGTGGCAACTTGCATGGGGTAGGAGACAGGGTTAACCTTTACAATAAAGGTTATGATGACAGTTATAGGTCTTCAAGAGTTATTGGATATGAATTCAGCCTTGATATTCCTTTTGATGGTGCGAAGTATTATGTTGGAGAAAAGCCTTCGTATTCCCGCCTCAATGCAATGGAGTCAAAGATAGAGGAACTTGTCTATAATGGACAGAGTTATCTTAATGGTAATGGCGGAAGCGGAAGGTCGATTTACATCATTAAGAGTTATGATAGCATAACTCCTACGGATTATAATGTATTTTCAGCAAAAGCTGTTGATGAACAAAGATTAAACAAGACAAAGGACGACACCGTAAAGGGCACAATCACTTGGGAAAAGGTGCAGAAGTTCTTTAGTGGGTTGCATGTCGGTAACTCCAACAATGAGAACGGAGGCTCGTGGACTCCCGATGCAGAAGGTCGTTCGCACCTCATCACAGATTACTTGGAGGTAAGAATGAAGGCTATCTTCGAGGAGCTGGTCATCAATAAAACATCCACCATTGGCGGTAAGGAGATAATCTCTCCTGCTGGTGGCGTGGTGGCTCATAAGGTAGAAGAGGTTACTGTGACATATAATAATGTGTCACAGAAGGCTTATCGTTGCTATTTCTTAGCAGAGCAGGAAGGCGATGCCGTGGATAATGATTTCGCTATTGGCGACCAAGTGCGCTCGGAATCATTCAACGTCCGAAAGGGCACTTATCACAAGGATGGCAATCACTTCTATTGGCGATTGGTAATCGGTCGTGATGAAGACCCTGTAGAGCTGGAAGGAAAGAAATATCATTATATCGACCTCTCTGATACCGATTGCGCTACGGCAAGCGACGTACCTGCTAAAGGTGATGTGCTCAATCAGTGCGGTAATAGAACCGATGTAGAACGTCAGAACTGCCTTATCTTCTCGGCGGTAGATACCTATTCGCCATCCATCAGCCTCTATCACGGCATCAACAGCTATTCCTTTGCCAATAGGGAGTACGTGGAATATGGTGTGAATAAGCAGAATAACAAGGCATTCTTCAATGTCTATGGTGATATGTATGTAGGTGATAGACCTACAAAGGAGAATGGCTATGAGGGCAGCTCTTATATCAGATATGATAGCAGCACTAAGCAATTGTCTGTTAAGGGTAAGATTTCCGCTAAATCCACTGTGGATGGCAAGGAATTGTCTCAGTATTTCAATAAGATTGCCGAATTGCAGAATCAGGTGGATGGTGCTATCGAAACGTGGTTCTATGATGGTGTGCCTACCTTGGAGAATGCCCCAGCCATCAGTTGGAAGACCGATAAGGATAAAGAAATCCATCTTGGCGACCTTTACTACAACAACAAGACGGGCAAGGCATACCGCTTTGCCAAGGATAGCAACACCTATAAGTGGACTATCATTACAGATACCGACATCGCCAAAGCCCTTTCCGATGCAAGAATGGCACAGGAGACCGCAAACGGGAAGATGAAGGTGTTCAGCGTTCAGCCTACGACACCTTATCAGGTTGGCGATATATGGGTTAATGCCACTTATCCTTCTGACGGCAGTACCTACAAGAATGAGGTATTGCGCTGTCAGACCAACAAAGCGGCTGGTTCTCAGTTCGCCATCGGTGATTGGATTAAAGCATCTAAATACACTGATGATACAGTTGCCAACGCAGCCAAAAAGGCAGCAGAAGATGCTCAGAAGGCGGCACAGACCGCACAGACGGACATTAAAAACCTCGGAAATACGGTCACTGATAATAAGAAGGAATTCGATAATTATGTTACCGATGGCTACCTAGAGCCTTCCGAGATTGCGGCAATGGCGCAGGATTCTAAGCGACTTGAAGATGATTTTGCGGCTGCACAGAAGTCGTATAATGAGGTGAAGGATGCAGAGGTACTGAAGGACACCAAGGAACTCACTGACCTCACTTCCGCTTTCACTGACCTCTCTGATGCCAAGAAAGAACTCATCAAGTATCTTTCAGATATATCTAAAAGATACAATGAGACTGATACCAACGGCAAGGCTGCTATCGTCTCAGCCGTGGGAACGAAGTTCACCAACTTCCAAAACGCATATTCTGCCTTCTATGACAAGCTGGGTTTGGCAAACGCATATATCACTAGGAAGATATATGGCGACTTGAAGCAGAATATCACAGACCTCGCAGGTTACAAGTATCTCAAGGATGCGCTCGGTCAGACTACAGATATTGACGGTGGTCTTGTAATGACAACGCTCCTTGCGCTGAGAGACGGAGACGGAAACGTTCAGAGCGGTATCAACGGAGCAATAGACCCGAACAGAGGAAAGAAGAGTATCGCAACGTGGTGGGGCGGTCAGATGGTGGATAAGGACTATAATAGCGGAAATCTTACCCCTGCAACCTCCCTCATCCGCTTCGACGGCTCTGGCTACCTTGCCAATGGTGCTATCTGGTGGGATGTGAGCGGAAAGGTTCACGCAGACCCTACATCGTTTATCATCAGCGAAAAGAATCTTGGCGCATACCTCATCTTCTTCGAGCCGACTTGGAAGGAAGGAAGTGCAGGAACGAGCGTTGCCGATCTTGTGTCTTTGAAGCCAAACGCTCCATTCTCTAAACTTGGCGTATCGGGCGATGCTACCTTCGAGGGCGCAATCTCCTTCCATGGCATTAAGCTCACGTATGATTCCACAAACAAGGCTATCAAGATTGATGGTAATCTCTATGCCACAGGCGGTATCACGGCATACGGAGCAGGAGCATCTACCACGGGCGGTGGCGGCTTGATTGCAAGCGTAATCAGCTATGCGAGAATCTTAGAAGGAAGCTATACGGATGCAGACTTGACGAGTATTCCGAATGCCTATGCTATCAAGGCTCTCAGCGGTCGAATTGACAATATAGCTACAGAGCTTGGTGGTCTGAATCTCTCCTGGAATAACATCACGGGTAAACCATCAACGTTCGCACCTAGTGCGCATACCCATAAGTGGACAGAAATCACTGACCGCATCACGAAGGTAAGCCAGCTTACCAACGATGCTGGGTATCTGACTGCTCATCAGTCTCTCGCAAGCTATTATACCAAAGCGGAGATTGATGCAAAGGGCTATACTACCAATAAGGGTACTGTTACATCAGTGGCTCTTACCCTCCCTACAGGTTTGGCGTGCGCAACAAAGACCATCACAACAAGCGGCACATTTGCTGTTACTTTTGCTTCTGGATATTCAATTCCAACAACGACAAAGCAGACGGCTTGGGATGGTGCGGTATCAGCAAAGCATACTCATAGCAATAAGTCTGTGTTGGACGGCATTTCATCTGCGAAGGTAACTCATTGGGATAGTGCCTATGATTGGTACGCCCTTATGACTACTGACGAGGAGACTGCGGATGGCATTATCAATAAGTGGAACGAGGTGGTGAGCTTCCTCGCCAATATTGCGCAGACAGACACTCTTAGCGGTATTGTTGACGGAATCAATAAGTCAATTTCTGATGAGGTGACAAGAGCGAAAAAAGCAGAAGGGGTAAACGCTTCGGGCATATCCACCAATAAGACGAATATCACCACCTTGCAGGGCTACTTCACTAATGGCTCTGCGAAGAAGGCACTCCAGCTCACGAATGCTCGCAAGTTTTGGGGAAATTCATTCAATGGTACTTCTGATATTAATGGAAGCATCATCGTGCCTAACGGAAAGTATATCTCCATCGGCAACATAAAGATGGAGTATGATGCAACCAATAAGGCGTTGAAGATTACGAACACTACGACTAACGAGGTGGCAAACCTCTATACTAGTGGCGGTGTTTCTGCCTATGGCGTGGGAACATCATCATCCAGTGGTGGCGGCTTGAACGGCAGTGTGAAGAGTTATTCAAATGCCTTGAAGCTTACATCAGAATCGCTGTCTGAGATTGCCTCTGCCTACTCCATCAAGGCTCTTGATTCTCGTATATCCAGCTTGGAAGGTGGTAGTGCTACTGCTATTTCTGTCAGCGGTAGCGGTAATGCGGTTACGTCTATCACCAAGAATGGTACTACTATCAGCGTAGTTAAAGGTAGTACGTTCTTAACTAGTCATCAGTCACTTGATGGTTACGTTAATGCAATATCTGTAAGTGGAAGTGGGAATGCTATCACGTCTGTATCTAAAAGCGGAAAGGGTATTACATTTACTAAAGGTGCTACATTTTTAACTTCTCACCAAAGTCTTGCAGATTATGCTAAGAAGAGTGAAATACCTACAAAAGTAAGTCAACTTACTAATGATACTGGTTATATTACTTCTAGTGGAAGTTGTGCTTATGCTACAAGTGCAGGCAATGCTGACAAGGTTGATGGTGTTCATGTTACTTGGGCAGGTGTACTAACTTCTACTTCACATTTAGTTGCTTGGGAATCAGATGGTTCAGCTCTTAGAGACATAAACCCTGCTAATGTTACTGTAGGTAATTCTGATAAATTAGATGGTATTCATGCTAACGGACTTCTTACTGCTCTATCTAACTCTGATAAGGGAATTAGTATAACAGTTGGTGGAACAACTAAAAGTGTTTCAAATATTAGTGTTAATTATGCTAGTAGTGCTGGAAATGCCGATACTGTTGATGGTTATCATGCAAGTCATTTGTTGGTTAAAAGAGGTCGATTAGGGGCGTACAATATAGACAAAGAAACAACATTTGGTACTAGAGATATTCAACCTGAATCAGAAGTTACAATTAGTGGTAAAAGACCTTTTAATGGATGGGGTACATTATTAGTTATAGGTAGTATTGATGGTGCTTCTAATCATCAATTAGCATTTACAGGTGATAATAGAATGTTTATTAGGTGTGCATATAATACTAGTAATAACTATAATACTAAAGATTGGGCTACTGTAGCTCTTACTTCTGACAACGTAGCTTCTGCAACCAAACTTGCAACAGCAAGAAGTATTTGGGGTCAAAGTTTTGATGGTACTGGTAATGTAAGTGGTTCTTTATCTGGAGTTGGTCATATACAATTTAGTGCAGATAATTCTTATAGTATTGGAACAACTACTTCAGAAGCGGCTCACACTTATACAAGACAAGTATGGGCTAGACATTTAAATGCTAGTCGAGTTTATGCTGGTGATACTAATTTATATATTGGTTATAGTAATACTGCGCAAGTAAGGTTCTTTTCAGGTACTAAACAATCTGGAGATGGCTCTAATGAACGAATGACTATATCAACTAATGGTAATGTTGGTATTGGAACTGCTGTACCTGCATATAAACTTCATGTTGCAGGTGAAATTTATTCTTCAAGTGTTATTAGAAGTAACGCTCAAAATGGAGCTATATTTTTAAGCAACGATACCAATCCTGCTTGGATTAGTGCTCTTGATGGTCAAGTAATATTTAATACAGGTAAAGCTATTCGTTTTGGAGCAACCGACTGGGAGTGTAGTGATTGGGCTGGTCTTAAATATGATACTGTTGCTAATGCTATATATTTAGGTATAGCCGATGGAACTGTATTTAATTATTATTCTAATAAAAGAAGTAATGGTACACTGAAATTTCCAGGTATTACAACTATAACTCCTGATAGAGGAGCTAGAATTGGAGGTAGTGGTGGTGATTTATATTTAGGTAATGCTAATAATACTAATTGGGTGAAAGTTCAAAAAATATGTAGTCATAATGGTTCTAATTATTGGTATATATATCAAAGCGGTAATGCTCATTTTAGTAACATTAATGTTGTTGGTACTGCTACTATCGGTGGTGATTGTCTTGTTAAAGGTGGAGTTACAGCTTATCAATCTTCTGACATCCGCTTGAAGCAGGATTTGCGGAAGCTGGACTACTTGGGTATCATCAAGGCAATGGGTGGCACATTCGGCTTTGCTTGGAAGAAGGACAACACAAGGTCTATCGGTTGGATTGCCCAACACGTCTTGTGCAACCCTCACTTAAAGGACATCGTGGAGACTGACGAGAAGGGCTACTACAAGATTAACTACTGGTCTCCGAAGCTGATTGCAACGGCATTCGGTGCTATCGAGCAGGTAGGCGATGAGGTCAGCAGGTTGAAGGCTCGGGTGGTCTTCCTCGAATCAGAGGTTCAGCGATTGAGTGGAGATAAGGAAGACTGCAACAAGAAGAGATTAGATAACAAGAATATTAATTCATTAAATTAGATTAGAAAATGGAGAATTTAAAGATTAACAAGAAGAGTGAACAGACAACCGCCACTTATACCAAGGGCGGCTATCGTGTAGAGATCACCTACAATGTTGACAAGACGGGTGGCAACATTGAGAGCATCAATATGAGTATCTATGGTGACCCAAATGGTAATTATCTCGGCAATGCCAACGCTAGCTCCAACGGCAGCGAACTGACCTACAACATCAGCGGTGTTCCTCAGAGCAAGCTCAGTGAGGTATCATCATTGATTAAGGAGGTTAATTCCGCTATCGCCGCTAATATGGCAAGCGAGGCAGCAGAGTAAGTATTAACGCAGGGTGGCTCTTATAGAGCTGCCTTGCCTAGTGTTTTAAGTTCTAAAAATCAAGCGTATGGAACGTTTTATATTATGGCTTGCGAAAGTATTCAATGTAACAGTAGAGCGAGTTGTTACTAAAGAAGTTATCAAGGAAGTAGAGACAGTTCGATATTTAACTAATGGAGAAATTAAAGGTGATGTTTCTATAGATGGTGATCTTCTTATTAATGGTAGTTTAACTGTTGCTGGTGGAATAACTTGTTATAAAGAAGGAGGTAATTATGAGTGTAAGTAATGGAAAGATAACTGCTCCAGTTAGTATAGACGATGTTAAAAGTGTTCTTGGCTATGGTAGCAACGACCTAGCATCCCTTTGCACTTACGAAGGCATCAACATGTGGGCGAAGTATAAGCCCGTTGACTCAGACAACGCTTTCCTTGATATCAATACTGGGTGGAAGGGTAAGAGGAATGACTGCAACATCAATTATCCTAAAGCAACAAGTATCTATGATATAAAGGGCTATTATTCGCAAGCGGACAACGGCTTCACCCATAGGACGGCATCTGCACCTTACAGACTAGGAGATTTTCGCGGGTATAATCATAACGCAAGAAGTGAATACCTAGGAATTGGCACGACAAGTCCATCAGCGGAAGATGCCGTAAGTATTAGCGCAGCATATAATCTGCAAAGTGTCGATTCTGACTGGATAAGCATGAAAGACTTGTTGAATGATGGTAACATAACCTATCACTTTGGTGTGTTGCTCTATAACAACAATGGCAACAAGCTACAGTATATGAGAACATCAGATACAAACGTCGTTAAGTTTACAAAGGTCAACGCAGGCACATACACAGTCTATCCGTTTATGAGCAGCGTGGATTATACAAGCAGTGATTTCCCTCAGTTACAAGCGGGTTCGTATATCCCTATACCAGTATTACAGCCAATCACTCTTGTGGTGAAAACCAGAACAGACATTAATGCTAGCAAGGTTACACTAAGACAAAGTGGTCTTGGAAGTGCAACGATTAAGAATGTTGATAGCGTGTCTCATGTTGTTTCATTGCAACTACGTTTTTCTTCGAGCAAGGAAAATAGTAGTATGCAGTTTGGCGAATCTATTCTTATGAGCAATACAAAACTGGCTGGCGGTGATAGTAAAACCGTTCTTTTCAATAACCAAATGCAGAGTGGAAAAACTTACGCATTATGGCTGTATGTGGACTATGTTTTGACTACTAAGCGAACGGTACTTATCCAAGGAATTATTGATTAAGAAAATAATATTTGATTTTCTTGCCAGTTTGGGATATATTTCTTATCTTTGTAACGGAAATAGAAAGGTATTCTGTATAGCAAGTTAATTGGCGAAAATATTAAGTTTAAATATTTAAATAAAGAAACAATTATGAAGAAGATTAAGACAATCGAGGCTGTTGCAGCCTACAGAACATTGAAGGCATTGAAGACATCATCAATGAGTGATGATGCCGCAATGCGAGTTTGGAAGAATATGAAGGCTCTGCGCCACGTAGCCGATACCTACGACAAGGATGTGGAGGAAGCACAGGAGAGCTTGAAGGACGATAAGTTTGAGGAGATGCAGCTCAAGCTTCAGGAGTGCCAGCAGTTGGAGCAGAAGCACGCCGATGAGGGCTACGAATACACCAAGGACGATTCAGCCAAGTTCGCTGAGGTCAATGAGTACTTCTTCAATCAGAAGCAGAAGACCGAGAAGTACTTCTCAGACCTTGCCAATGCCGAGGTAGAGGTGTCCATTGAGAAAGTTGACGAGAAGGAGCTCTTCAAAGCTGCTAAGGATTGCGGCTTGAAGTTCGCTGATATGGAGACCCTTGATGTTGTGATAGGATAAATACTGATAAGTAGATATAGAAATAGCGTTAGAATTTGGCAAGAAAGCCGTTCTAACGCTATTTTTGTAGCCATCTACTTTCAGATTGTTACTTTTTATAAAGTTTAACACAGAAATATTCTCATTTCCGCTGGTTTTGTGCAAAAGAGTGTAACTTTGCAACATCATTTAATTTAAATCAATGAATTATGAACAATTAGCTATAGACAAAAGGAGGTTTATTAATATGACACTAGAACAAGAAGCCGAAGTCCAACGGTTGATAAAGGACATTGATGTGACGGAGCTGATGGATATGCTTAAGAAGCATGGTAATCGGTATAGCAGGAGAATATTAAAGTTCTTCCGCTGGTTCTGCAAGTATGTGCCTATCATTATTATGTTCTTCCACGCATACGGCATTTGGGAGTTCTCTCAGCATCCACGTGAGATGTTTATCCCATATAATGAAAATATGCCTTGCTATATCTTTATTTATTTCATGGTTTACGTCCTGCCGATGGTGACGATACTGGCAAGTAGATTTTTCTTCTTGTGTCAGTGGTATCGCATTCCATTTATGTACTACTTAGGCATCAATGCGGCTCATATTGTAGAGTGGAGTTGGTACACAACTAAAGATATGGTGGATTCCTGCTTTACGGTCATGGTCGTGACAACTATATTCTATTTGTATAGCTTTGCTAGAATGTTTGTTAATGATACGAAACTAGGACGTAAAATTTGTGCATAAGATATGGGAAAGATATTGAATTATAAGATACTCGGCACGGCTTTAAAGTCGCTCAGTGATGCTTGTTTCAAGGCAGACGAGCAACAGAGAAATGGTGAGAAGGTCACCGCTTGCGGAATGAGCGATGATGACCTGGATAGATTGTGTGACATCATACCAGATATGCTCAACCCGATGCTATCTACCGAGGAAGTTAAGGAGAAACTGCACGTTTCTGATGCTACATTGAATAGAATGGTCGCTAGAGGTGACATTCCGAACGGAGAATGCAAAAAGCGAGGGCACACCCGATATTTTAAGAAGTGGGATATACTGCACTTCATTAAGAGTAAGAGAAAATAATAGTTGAACATGTAAGTATTCCTTACAAGTTGAGTAAGAGAGGTAAGTGGTTACCTCTCTTTTTTGTTTCAGTTTGCGTGAGTGACTGTTGCAAAAATTGCAACAGTCACTCTGACTTCCTTTTTTTTGTTTTTACATTTTCAAAAAGTCTTCTATATCTATGTACTCAATACCGAAATTCTCCGCACATTGTTTGTCGGAGTCCGAGAAGTCACCTTCTTTTCCGCTAGCATCACCTATCATTATCAGCTCACTTTTCTTCCAAGAAGAATACGACTCAAGCATTCCTGTATTTGGCTTTCTCATTTCTATCTCTGCATGCGATGGGCAATACATAGAGTTGACGAAGATATTTCGTCCGGTATGATTGCGAAGATATTTTTGCATAAAGCTTTCAATAGCCTTAATCTTGCCGATAAAATCCTGTTCGTCAACAAATTGAGGGATGCCTCCTTGGTTTGAGACTATTTCAACATAGTAAAGAGTAGGGAATGCATCTACAATCTTATCCAAAACCTCTTTACGGATTTTGAAATCTGTTACATCTGTAGGAAAGGTGTTTCCTGATATAGTTGTAATAATCGTGTCGTCTAAATCAATGAATAATACTTTTTTCTTGATTAAATATCCTTTTTCTGTCATAATTTTGCTTTTTTTCTATATTGATATATTAATATCTTTATCTACGAAAATTAAGTTTGTAAAACACAGTTGTTTCGGTGTGTCTCACCATTTTTATTACAATGCAAAGATACGACAAAAAAGATGGCTTTGCAAATAAATTAATGCAAATTTTAAAACGTTATCTGTTTTTAATGAAATCATTAACAATTCTCTCTATGGTGTCTTGCTTGATAGCTATAGGGGCATCACCTTGATATTCTATCACTTGGTTGCCGCATTCCTTCCAAAATAGGTTACTATTGATGCGTTCGCCATCTACCAAGATCCAATCCGGATGATGTTCAAACGAATGCATATTAGTTAGCGGAACGAGAATGAATAATTTATTCTCCATCTTGTTTACGAGTACCGACAAGTCATTATCATCAAATGTAATGATAACTCGATTTTCATTCTCAGATAGAACGTTAAAATCCTCATTAAAACGTTCATAAAGGTAATTTTTGATTTTCGAACAACTCATATTCTTGTAATTTTATAGGAGGGCAGATGGAAAAATCCAAGGTCTGCCCACCAAGTTAAACTTATAAGGAAATCTTCTATAATATCGACTGACAGAGCCATCCCATAAGATAGCATGGTTCTTCGCCTTGCATATCTATTCCCAGATGGTTGCATATATGTGCTACTACATGAAACATTTCATGTGTGAGACTATTTATATACTCACCTTCAGAAGTAGATTTGCAAATGAGCACAACACTTGTTTTCTTTGAAACATTTGTGTATGTCAATCCTTTGTTTGAAGAATCGGTTGAAATGTGGTCGTATGCATCCAATAATGGTTGCCCCTTACAATCAATGGAACTTAGTAAGTCCATAGCTTCGTCAACATCTTCTTGATTAGCTACATGACATACAATCACATTCCAATCGTATTTCTCCAAGTAAATTTCTTGTTTAATCATAATACATCATCCCATGGAATGCCGATACCATTATGGTTGCAATCGGCATAAAATCTATTGAAAATAAATCCGTCCGCTTGGTCTGGGTCATCCACCATATCCTTAATGAATTGAGCCAAAGCAGCTTCGTCCTTTAAAGAGGACTTAAAGAAATCGGCTCTAGCCATGTTTGCGACATAGACGAAATCGTAATTGTCGGCATTCTCCAACTTTACGTTATTGACTTTAAGAAGTTCCTCGACTGTATCTTTTTCTGTCGGTTCAACTTTTTCGAGCTTACCAGTCGTTGCGTTTGTCTTGCGCATTAAGGTAATAGCCCAATCGCACATCTTTTTATTGAAGTGCCAGCCATTGTAGCGAAGGTATGCAATCATCCCTTCAGGCTTCATATCGTATGCGTCAAGTGGTATTTTGTATCTTCCCATAATAAAAGCTTTTAAAGGAGGTGGAGATTTCTCCCCACCTCAAAGTGTAATACTAATAGCGATAACCGCCACCTCTGCGACCACCATGTCTTTCACCATAGCGGTCATCATCGTCATCCCAATTGTCTCGGTAATCCGGCATTGGGTTTCTGTGACCCATTCGTCCATACTTGTCATCCCCCATTTCATCAATGCAGTGCATGAGTTTACCACCATACTTAAGCATCTTCTCTACAAGTTCTGACATTTCATTTACCTTGTTTTCGGTAATTTCTATCATGTATCCCATAATGATTTACTTTTTTGTATTAACTTTTTCCAAAGCCACTGACAACATAGACTTAATATCGGTCAAAGTTCCCTTCATTCCGCTAACCTCGCTTTTGAGGTTATTGATGTCTTCTTCCTGTTGTCTGTCTTTGGCTATTTGTGGATTCAATACGGCACGCATCTTTGCGCACTCTTCCATAACCTTTTTGTGGTATGGCTCGCTTTCCACAATCTCCTTAGAATGCCGATACATAGCCTCAACTTCCGCATCCATAGCTTCACGGCTTTCAGAAACCACGAGGTTTTCCGAATTTGCAATTTGCATATTGGATGGGAGTTGTTTGAACTCCATTTGTTCATTAGGCAATTTTACGACAACATCAACGGTAGTCTCCATTGGTTGTGGGTTGAATTGCCCAGGAGTATATGTTGGGAACTTAGGTTGTGGGTTACTGACCGATACAACCTGTCCGATTTTAAGACTTGGGTTTTCACCCTTGTCAAGCACATAGAATATGCTGTTAGGTCGAAGTCCTTGAAACATAGCTTTGTAATGTTAATTGTTAAACAATACCCGTCATTAGCTGAAGGGTGTTAGTATCTCGCTCGAACCAAAACTGATAAACTCCAGTTCCTGCAATGTCGGCTACCGTCAAAGGATTGCCGTTGAACTTAGTTACAGCTTGGGTTACGCCATTGGTCTCGAAAAGGATTGGCAGCGTATTTGTCGTACCAGTCGGAATAGCTTGATATAGGTTCACAAAGATAGTTCCCCTATAGTTAGCATTCACGAAGGCGTGGTTTCTGAACGAGAAAACGACATTTTCGGTGTTCACCACCACGCCTGTAGATGCGATAGCTGCCGAGCCGTTACGATTAACCCATGCAAAAGGTCTCATCCATAACATAGCAGCCTCCTTTCCTAATTAACCCCAAAAGCTTGCATTGTTGACACCATTCAGACCATATAAGCCTGTTTGCCAAGCAACGCAATTTGGAACAGCAGTAAATGGACTGTAGCTGGTTGTAACAGTTGATGGAAGCTTACACTTGATACCATCTACCTCTTTTTGCAAGCCAGCCAACATAGCGTTGACAGGTGCCATAGCTTGACCTACAATCTGCGAAGTCATGGCAGAAGACTTATAAGTTCCATTCTCTTCACGAAGATGGTCTATCTTGTCCTGCATATCTCTGAGTTCTGCTTGGCGTTGGCCATTAACTACGGTCTGAGTACTATCTTTAATAGCATTCAAAATGTCGCATGTCTGACCTTTAGTTTCGAAAGCAACATTAGAAAAACCTCGTTCCTGACTTACGGCTACATTGTTGATGGCATTCTGCAAAGTGCCAGTCTGCTGACACATAGCCAACTTGACGTTTCCGTCCATAGCCGTAATATTGTTATTTACACGGCAGCAGCAGTCAGCGAGTTGTGATGCAATCTGCATGTTACCTTGCTGAAGAGCGTTGATGGTTTGCATTCCGCTCATACCTACTTGGTTGCCCACGTTCTGGACTTGGGTTGTCAAGGCAGAGATTGCTTGTTGAATCTGTCCTTCAGTACAATTGAGCTGAGTAGCGAGATTACTGAGTGCATTACGATTGCCACCGATAGCATCCATAAGCAAGGAACGACCATAGTCATTGTTGATTTCATTGGCAAGACCTGCGCCATTGCCACGGCCACCAAAGCCGAAACCATTACCGCCCCAACCACAGAAGCAAAGGATAAAGAGCAGCCAAATGAACCAAGAACCATCGCCATTGCCGAATCCGTTATTACCCTTCATCGCAAGAAGAACGTTTGGGTCAACGCCTCTCTGTTGGAGCAAAGGAGCTATCAAGCTCATCATTCCTCCATTGTTACCTGAACCCTCTGGATTAAAAACATAAGTTTTTGATGTCTCCATAAGAATAATCTTTTTGTGTTAAACCTTAATTAAACTAACTCTATGTAACGTTACGGCTGCAAAGTTACGAATAATAAGGATAAGATAAAATAACTCTATCAAACTTTCTTTTAATCACTAATAATCAAGTAGTTAAGGTGATAGGAGGTAATGTCATACTTCCGGATGCATGGAAATCAAAGGCTTGTTTGCAAATTCCGTTTGCAGAAAACGAAAAATGCAAACGGAAATTAAGCACGCACAAACTTGAAACCAAATTTTTCAGTATAGTATTCCTCTTTAGGGTGTCTTTTTGTCTCGGAGTCATAGCAGAGAATAAACGGCTCACCCTTAGAGTAGAAATAGTTATAAGACTTTCGCAAATACATCTTTGCATTCAAAGCCTTTGGGGAGAGCTTTCTTATTCTTAACCTAGTTTCTTGAGGCTTACCCGACATTACTCTAAGTTCATCCATTTTGTATTGCATGTGAAGTTTTCTTCCTTTGCTTGCATATCTTTCTTTATTTCAATAGTCTCTTAGAGACTTGTTTCGTTCTTTACGAATCCTATTTATCGTTTCTATATCGTGTTTCAAGCCAAGCTTACTGACTTGTCCTAATATTGTAGACTGAGGAATATTCGTTACTTCTGAGATTTCTCTCGCTGTCATCGTTTGGTACATGTCGGAGATTTTGCGGATAGTCTCATTATTCAATTTATTGTCTATTTTCGTTCCACCTAAAATAGTGATATACTTGTATAATGTATGTAAGGTTACACCAGCAGCCTTGGCTACTTCCTTTCGTGGGTAGTCATTGATGTGGGCTTTGATATAGTCCATCTGTTCTTGTGTTAATCTTCTTGGCATTCTTCGTCCTCCTCAAAAGAAAATCCGTATTTGTTCTTGTAGAATTCTTCATCCATTCTGCGAGTATTCCGGTCATAACCTAAGATGTATGGTTCACCTTCAAAAGCAAAATACCCATACTTATTTATAAGATGGTACTTGGCATGATATGATTTTATCGGCATTTCTGAAAATTTGAATTTCGTCTGCTGCGGAATACAGGATATAACTCGGAATTTCTCCATCTGCATAGTTCTTTGCCAGCTTTTCACCCTTTTGCCAATAGTTGCTTTATCATATGCTTTTTTTAAGTTAGCCAAACTATTCTTTTTAAGTCTTTCGATAGTTTCTTCTGAATGAGTAAGCTTTAGCCTTTTAGCAGCCTTGCCTACCGTAGACGGATGGCAGCCTACAATTACTGCAATCTCTCTGACCGAATGGTCAGGATATAGTTTTGTGATTTGTTCATCACGTTTCTTGTCGGGTTGCGGAACAGGTCTTTTATGTTCGATTTTACAATTGCAATCATGTAGAATCTTATACAAGAATTTCACGCTGACACCCATTCTTTGTGCCAACTTGTATCTTGGCCGTTCATTTATGTGCGCCTTAATAAAGTTTATTGTGTCTTGTTCTATAACTTTCATTTTTATTCAGTTTTTGTGGTGTGTCTCACCTGTTTTTTGCAAAGATAATGAGATTTTATTGGCAGAGCAAATATTTTAATGTGTTATAACTTAGTTTAAGGAAAAATTTAATTATTTGCACAAAAATTAATTGTGTAGTTTTCTGACTCGGCTATTTCCACATTATTATATATAAATAGCTATCTTTGCAACAAAAAACACAAAGAAATGACAGCGGAAACTATTCAATTAATACAGACGGGAATTAATCTTCTTTGTGCATCGGGTGTAATCTCAACGCTGCTGTACTATAATAGTAGAAAGCGAAAGGAGGCGGCACTCGCATCACAGGAAGAGAATAAGACTATTTCATCATATGCCGATGAGTGGAAGGCTCTCTATGAACGTTCCAACGAGTCGGTCGTTAATCTTAACAGTAAAATAGATGAATTGTATGAGGAAATCAATCAGTATCGTATTACCATACGCAATCTTAGGGATGAGAAGAACGATTTGAAGCTTGCCTTGCATGAGGCACAATGGAACAGATGCATCAAGGATGGATGCCAACTTAGAACCCCACCAAGAAAGCGAGAATCCTTAGAAACGTTGGTTGAAAAGGAAGAAAATGAGATATATCGTGACAGGGAGGATTAAAATATGGTTAAGTATCTGAAATTACTCATACAAGTTAATAGCGGACATTCAAGCAAGGCATTCTTCTTAGTGTCCGTTACTCTGATAGGTCTCTTGATGCTCCTGGTTGTCTGCTTTATCTTAGTGTGGGAAGTGGTGACTTATGGGACGATCAAGACCGATTTGATGGGGTTAAGTGCATTTGTTGGTAGTGTAGCTAGTTTGTTCGTCACGGCTGGCATTACCAAGACGATAGGGGAACGTGGCGAACATCAAAACATAAACGACAAATAGACTATGGCAGACTCAAGTATTTTACAACCATTCATCCTCTCATTCGAGGGTGGATATTCTAACAAAAAGAGTGATAGGGGAGGCGCAACGATGAAAGGCGTGACTCTAGAGACGTTCCGTAAAGTTTATGGTGCTAGTAAGACTGCATCGGACTTGAAGAAGATAACCGATGAACAATGGCATCACATATTCAAGAAATATTATTGGGATGCTTGCAAGGCTGACCAAATCAACAACCAGTCGGTGGCTAATCTCTTGGTTGACTTTGCTTATAATAGTGGAGTAAGCAGAGCCGTACAAAAGATTCAGACTATCGTAGGAACAAAAGCTGATGGTATCATGGGTAATATGACTTTAGCTGCTATCAATTCATACAAACAAGGTCAATGGGCGTTGTTAGATAAGTTGAAGGTGTCACGAATTGCCTTTCTCAATGCGATTGTGAACAATGACCCAAAGCAAAGTGTGAACCTGCATGGATGGCTTCGCAGGGTTGGAAATATACAATATGGAAAGCTCGTATGTAATACCGGAAAGATAATCACTTGGTAATCTTACGAGACACAGGCTCAACTAAGGCATTAGTAAGACCATCATTCTTAATTGGGTGGTGGTTTTTTCTTCACTTTTGAAATTTTGAAAAAGAAAGAGTGGGCGAAGAAATCGTTCCTTTTGGTTTTATTTGTACCTTTGCACTCAAAAAGGAGGTTGATATGGAGCTTAGATTTGACTGGTGGCGTTGGCTCGTTACCATATTGGTAGGTTTCTTCATCATGCTGATGATGTACGGATGCCGGACAACAAGATATGTAGAAGTGGAAAAGGTGGTGCGAGACACTACTACTTACGCCCATTGGGACTCAATTATCAACGAAAGGGTCAAGCTTATTCGGGACAACTTGCTATCTTATCATTGGGAGCAGACCGAAAAACAGGTTAAGGATTCCACATACATCAAGGATGATGTCAAGACAAGGGTAGATGAGAGTGGTAAGGTGCTAGGTAAGGATTCTACTCATATAGAGATTAGATACAGGGACAGCAAGGAACTATCCAAGGTTCGTGATAGCCTTATTCATTATAAGGAGATAGCAGAGCGAGCGAGTATATATAAGGCTCAGAGGGATAGCCTAAACAGAGAATTGAGTATTGCCCAGACCAAAAAGGAATATATTGAGAAAGACTTGGAGGGATGGGATTTGTTCTATTGGAAATTCGGTATGATTTCCTTTTGGGTCGTTTCCTTGATGCTGGTTACAATGATTTTCTTTCTCACGGTAAAATATAAGAAACAGTTATTTTATTAGGTTGGTTTTTAGTTATTAAGGTTTTAGATTGGTTTAAGGTAACAACTTATGGAGCAGCTGCCAGTGATGGTGGTTGCTCTTTTTTTTGTCTTGAAAATGCCTTAGAGTGTAAAATGTTAAAATTGCAAGCGGCTTAATGTATTTGTAGTTTTGTATACGTAACTAAAATTGTGTTATGTGTTAAAAATGCGCAATTAGAGTAGAATAATACATTAAAGCTCTTGCAGTTTGAAAATAAATTAGTATCTTTGCAGCGTGCTTTGTTGGTGCTGACACGCTTACAAGAATCAATAAGATTTTCCGTGGCGAAAGCCATACCACGATAATCCTTACCTAGATTTCGGTGTCAGACGAATGAAGGGTAAGGATTTCTTTTTAGAATCCTTGTTTTGAGTCGAAACATTCTTAGATTGCTCTAGGTTAGCAATGGGCAATAATTGTTGGAGTAGGCGAAACACAGATAAGGTAAACAAATAAGGAATTTATGGGAAAGCATTATTTACACATACGTATGGACTTGGTAAAGAAGTATACCTATGGTGCGTCATCGCAAGAAGTGAAAGCGCACAAGGAGACTCTTTGCTTTGCCATTTGGTGTAAGATGCAACGCAGAAATTCTGTAATATTTAACTTAACCATCAAGGATGTAAAGAAAAAACTCGGTGTAGGCTATCCAAAGGCAAGAAAATTGCTAAAGGATGTCAAGGAGGATGGACTCTTTACAGAACTTGGTAACGGGCGATTTATCGTGAATACGTTCCGTGATAAAGAAAAGAAGCCCAATAAAAAGGGCGGTCGCTTTCAAGGGGCTTACGTTTGTCGTATTCCTATTAATAAGGACTATAAGCTAAAGGAGTTATATTCTATAGTCAACAATATTTTGTACACATCGGTTATTAGTGGTGCTCGTCAAGACTGTTTTAACGTTGGCAACAATGATTGTGCTTGGCATCAACTAACTACTAACTCGTTTGCAAAGGTTGTGAATATGGGTCATGGCTCTATATGCCGAATCAAGAAGAATCTTATCTGCGAAGGTAAGATTAAGTCCACGTATGCGGAAATGCACATGGCAGATGATAGAAACGAGGGAGAGATGGAACGAACATTGCAAAGGTTTGGTCGTAGGAACTTTACGTTTAACGTAGGTAACCTGCACTATTTAATTATACCTTGCTCTTACTCTTTTGGAGACCGAGAGACTTCTATTGCTATCAAGCACAGAATCTATGGTTATAAATTGAAGGGACATCGAATGCAAATAAAGGAAAATGGCACAATAGGAAATCTACCTGATGACTTCTATGGTGGGTAAGTTCTATTTTGGACATTTTCATATTAGTAGTTAGTTGGAATAAGTATAGGAGTCTTTAAGAGGCTAACGTGTTCCTTGATATATTACGTGTTATTATTATATATACGAGATTATGAAGAAGATAGAAGAAAAGTACTTGGAATCAGAACATCAAGTTAGAGCTTATGATGTTTATCTGAGTTCATATCGTGTGAAAGGTGCAAATCGAGTGTTGGCTTATAGTCGATTGTATGATGGTGACAAATTCATTCGTGACAACTTCCTGGTCAACGAGCAACAAGCCGACAAAATAGAGGCTATGTTTGACTTGGTTAATAGAATATTGGAAACTTGTAAGGATATAGACTTGTTTACGATTCGTGTTTCAAACAAAACTTTTGCGAATTTAGTGAAGAATGCTGACTTTGCGGAAGAGTCTAATCGCTACTTTGGCAATATATCTAGATTTAAACGTCTGCTTGGCAAGAGGGAGGTGATAATTGTTATTCCCAATTGGTGTACCGCAAACAAAAAAGATTATGCTATTGACGAAATGGCAAAGGATTTGTATGCGAAGATACCATCTTCCCGAGTCTTTTCGGGTTTCTGTATAAAGAAAAATTGGATAGAAAAGGGCTTTATCGAAGATTTGTGGGACTTGTTATGGAAAAACGAATGGAGACAGAAAGATGGAAACTATTGTGATGATTGGCGAACATTGGCAGGTGCTTACAACTCCGTTTTGCGAACAGGCAAGAATGCAAAGTATGGAAAGGTTCAACCTAAGAAAGAAGAAACTGTTGTGGAAAGAAAAAGGCTTCTTCCAAACTATATTTGCTATACAGATGGCAGCTGCGATAACTATTCCACCCATAAGGCAGGTGGTTCTGCGTATATTGTTGTGAATACATCTACAGGTGAACTTGAAAAGGTCAAGACACACCATTGCTTGCATACTACCAATAATAGAATGGAGATGTTAGCGATAATATCAGCCGTTAATTATTGCCCGAAAGGTTCTGTCATAGAGGTTCGAAGTGATTCCAAGTACGCATTAAAGATGTTCCGATATACAGATTGGGAAATAGGCGCAGATATAAAGAACACAGATTTAATCAAGTTGTATCGTAAGTGTGCAAAGGATAAGCTTGTTATTTTGACTTGGGTAAAGGGACATAATGGCGATGATTTGAACGAGCAAGCGGATTGCTTGGCTTTTGGTGCATATGAGAAAGCATTAAAAGAGAATGGCTTACCAATGGCTCCTGAGAAGTATCGTGCTATGAGACGAGGCAAGCAGACGGTGTTTGAAACAGATAATTAAAGATAAATTTGATTTATTATGAAAGAGTTAAGTTTTGATAAGCTATACGTAAAGTTTAGCAATTTATATTGTGAGTATCGTAGTAGAAAGCAATTCTTGAAGTGGTTGAAATCCTCAAAGAATCTTTCTGAAGAGTTGTTTGAAGTAACGCCAAGTGAAGGTGGTTCGTTTGACGTTGTGTTGTCTTTTGAAGAGATAAAGGATGTATTCCCGATTATGGAGAATTCATTGCCTAAGTACGAAAACGATATAAAGCAAGTTCTTTTGGCTATAAAGGAAATGGGACAGCTTGAAGTTGCAAAGATATGGCATGAGGATGATTGGGGTGATGGCTTTGTAGAGGATTTTTGTAAAACCCATGATATTTAATGAAGATACAGACGTTTGAACTATGTGCCGGATATGACTCTCAACTGATGGCTTTGGAGCGGTTGAAGAAGAAATATTCTGATTTCGATTACGAGTGCATCGGATGGTCTGAGATAGAGCCAAATGCAATAGCTTTGCATAATGCTTGCTTTCCTAGTCTATCCGGCAAGAACTTTGGTGACATGACCAAGATAGATTGGAGCAAGGTAGCCGATTTTGACTTGCTGACATATTCAACACCTTGCCAGTCTGTTTCGCAAGCCGGAAAGCAGAAAGGAATAGAGGAGGGAAGCAATACACGTTCCTCTATCCTTTGGTTCACAAGAAACGCCATTATTACCAAGAGGCCGAAATACCTCTTGATGGAGAATGTAGAGGCTTTGGTTCAAACAAAGTTCATAGGGTTCTTTAACAAGTGGCGCAAGGAGTTAGAATCATATGGATATATCAACTTCGCTAAGGTGGTAAATGCAGCCGACTGCGGTGTTCCTCAGAACAGAAAGCGTGTATTTATGCTCTCTATACGAAACGATGGTGATAAGATAGATTATCATTTTCCGAGAAAGACAAAACTAGAGAAACACTTGGTTGATGTCTTGGAGGAAAATGTGGATGAGAAGTACTTTTTTAGTGATGACTTGCTATGTAAAGAGAAATTTGTATCGAATGAATGGAAAGAACCTATGAGTGCAGCTATAAGAACTCGTTCTGAGGGGAAGTGGATAAAAGGCGAAAAGCATAGTTCAAAGGTCGAACTTGGAAAGAACATAGCCAATACCATTACATCTGCGAGCAAGGACTCCTTGGTTGTGCTTGGAGAGACAAGGTTGCGCATTAGGCGTTTGACTCCGAGAGAACTCTTCCGCTTAATGAACGTTGACGAAGAATACATAGACAAGATGCTTGAAAGTGGAGTGTCGAAGTCAAGTCTTCAAAAGGCTGCTGGAAATTCGATTGTCGTAGCTTGCATGGAGAGGATATTCAAGGAACTTTGGTTTTCTGAGAGTAATGTTAAGGTCGCTGATGATGGTCAGCTATGCTTATTTTAAATATTGACGATATGATGTTTTTAAATATTAACGAGAAAAAGGAGAAAGCAAATGCTATCTCATACAAGATAGATGAGTACATCTGGGGACGAAAGGATTTTGTTACCGATTGCCCCTATGGTGAGAAAGGCAGATACACCAATGCAATTAATAAAGTTGGTGATTTGGGGTGTAATACTTGCGAATGGCAGGTAAGACATGACCCAAGTACGCAAGTTGTGATGTGCTCCCATCCAAAGGTGGAGAAGAGCGAGAATAAGAAACTTTTTAAGGATATGTGATATGGATAAGGAGAAATTAAAGAATGATTACGAGAATGCTTGCAATGCTTACTTGAAGGCATTCTGTGAGAAGCATGAATTTTACGGATTGGATAATCCGGAGACATTTTGGATAGGAGACCAAGTTGGAGGAATAGCCAATTGCGGTGATTTTACCTTCGATATGGCTACTATTGTAACTGATATAGACAAGGATGCTCCAGAGGAAGAGTTGCTGAAATGGTATGATTATACGATTGAAGCTAGTGAGTTCAATTTGCCTGTTCCAAACTTGGATCATTGGCTTATGGGGTGTCCTATAACACCAAGTAAATGGTTCGAGAATATGCGAGCAAAGCGTAAGGAATTTGAGGACTTGTTAAAACAAGAAAATGAAAGGTTGAAAAATGGAAAGAAGTAATCTTTTTAATCATTTGTTGAGGATATTTGATGAAGGTCTCAGTATGAAGACTACCGAACTTGAATATGGTACACTTGAAGTTACTGTAGAGAATCGAAGCCAAGACAAGAAAATCACATTCTTAGCAAAGGGTATGGAGGATGCCAATCAGAAAGCAGAGGAATGGCAGGTTGGACAAATGCTCTTGAATTGCGATGATTTCGAGGAGATTGTTATGTTCTTGGCTCAAAGAAAGAAACTTAAAAAGGAAATGTCAAATGGATAAGAATTTTAGAAGTTGTTTTTGTTGCGTCCATTTCTTGGAAATACAAATTACAAGTATAGGAAATGTTTTGAAATGCAAGAAAGGTAGCACTACGAAAGTACAAGGGAAGAGAGTGACAGAAATTGCTGCAAGGTGCAAAAACTACAAAGCGTGTGGAACACGTTAAAGAACATGGTAAGACGAATTTAAGGATACAGGTGATAGTAGCAAGAGTGTTTGAGAAAGAGAAAAATGTAAAAACTTTAAAATAAATGGTAGAAATCATATTAGATAATTAAAATACATTAATAAAATAAAGAAACGCATTAAAACGCTTGCATGTTTCAAATATTCTTTGTATCTTTGCATTGTAATTAAGAAATAAAGGTTATTAATTTGAAAAGGTGAGACACACCATAAAAACTGGTGATAATGACAAAGAAAGAAATTTTAAAACAATGGCTTGATGAGCCGAAAGTGAAATATTGTGGCAGTTCAAATTTTACGTTAGGTTATGGTGATGGCTGGGATTGGGTTAAAGATACTCTACGACCAGCTATCACGAAGAATGCGATGTTCCTCAGATTCTTGGAGCATGGTTTCTGTGAGATAGAAGAATTTCTGAAATCCAAGTCCGAGAAACCGAGCGAAGAGGATTGTACCTTGTATTCTGTTGGATACAAAGATGGAGTCACTGATGCCATGATAGCAATAAAGAACAGATTTGAAATATTTAAATAGGAGGTTTTGATGGATTTAGGAAAGGCGATTAAGATAATTAGGGTAAGCAAGGGCTTGACCCAACGACAACTGAGTAAGGCTATCGGTTGTAGCGAGACAAACATGTTGTTTATGGAGACAGGAAGAACGTTTCCACGTAAGAGTAAGATTGATGCAATATGCAAGGTATTGGAGATTCCGATGTCATATTTGTTGATGTTCTCTATTACACCGGATGATATTCCGGAAGATAAGCAGAGTTTGTATACAAGCATCGTTGAGCCGATGCGTAACGAATTTATTAGGGAGTTGTTGCGATGAAGAAAGGCTATTATTTTGTGGCTAAGTATGTCAAGAATGGCATAACACGAATATGTACAGGTACACAAGAGACGATTGAAGGCTATTTTGATTTCGTCAGTGCTGGAAATTTTATAGCAAAGGAACATAATGTTGATTTCAAGGACGTAATTGTAACTTTTTGGTCAGAGATTAATTCAGTAATGTTGGATAAATATAAGAAAACATTAGGAGAGCAGAATAATGGTTGAATTCGAGTACGAAGGAAATATCATTTGGAAAAATTACGACTTTCATTTTATGCCTTGTGTAGGAGATAAAGTTGTGATTAACAACCTTACATATAAGATTAAGTCTCGTGTGTTCAAGTGTGATGGGAAGATAGTTAAAGTGGTTTTAAAAAAGGTAGATAATGAAATTACGAATAGTTAAACATGTTTGTGCCGATGGAGTAGAAAGAGGTATCTTGGAGTACCGCAACCATTGGTGGGAGAAGTGGAAGCCATTGCATCAGGAAGGCAAGCTGGCTTATGTTTCATATATGGGAACGAAACCATATAAGTCATTGCAGGAAGAGTGCTTTGATGTACTTGGATTGAATGAAGAACAGATAAAGGTGCGTGAACAGATGTCCCGTTATATCTTGGATGCAGAAGAGGTATATGTTGGTGCTAGAATAGGCAACGAATATCATATCGGCTATGATGTTGATAATGATGAGAGTCTTGAAACGCTTAGAAATTTGGAGGAATAGTTATGATCGGAAAGATTTTTTCGGTTAATACCGATATTGTATATCGTAGAGAGGAGAGTTTGAATCTCTTCGAAGGCAAGAAAAAACTTGATAAGGTGGTTTCCGGTCGGGTGTTCAAGGAACAAATCAAGTTGCTTGGTTTTACCATCAGGACAAAGTATTTCTATCAGATTTGCTGCCCACAAGTCAATATGAATGATACCCATGAGGTTTGCACATTGTATAGGGTTGAGGATTTGGTGAGAAAAGAGTGCTATAACAAGGTTGTTGAATATTCTATTAGAAAACATCATGCCTAGTGTTAATTGTTTCAGAAGAGTCTTGTTGAACGTAGGTGGCAAGAAGATAATTATCAGTGTGCCGCATGGAATGACCGAAACCGAAGTAAACAAGGTTATGATTGTTACTAGAGGTTATCTTCAGCAATATGTCTATGTTGAAATGGTGTTGGCAGAGTGCTTCATGCAGAAAATCGAAAAGAGTATTCTGAAGAAGAAATGCGTTAGGTTTGAAGTGAAGAAGAAGTGGGTGGACTGCAAGAAGAACCTTCGCAAGGCGATTAAGTATTATGACGCTTATGTTCCTAATGCAGATTTCAATAACGAATTCGCAATGACGTTCTATGACAAGATTAGTGAAGACTTGTACAAGTTGCGAGATAAGCTTGCGGTGAGGTTACAGAACTTAGGGATTGGTGAAAAATCGGGAGTTTATGCGAATGCAATCATCCTGTACAATCTGACCAACCTTTGTTTGGGAACTTACGAGAATATCATCCGTAAGCTGTATGAAGATTTGCATGTTAACTTAATGCAAGCGTTCAAGGATTTTGCTCCTATCTTGGCCTTTGAAAATTCTTATGACTTCATGGCATTGGTGATGGATAAGGATTTCAAAAGATTGGCTGACCATTTGATGACTAAAGAGATTCTTTCTTATTTCGATAAGGTGAGAAACGGTGTCTTCAACGAACAGACTTTGAATGCAGCCGCTGTAAATGCGACAGAAGACTTGAAAGACGATGAGAAGGATTTGCAGAAAACTTATATCGGAATTAGTGACTTTATGAAGAGTGACTATCCTTTGGAGAGTGTGACATCTAAGAAAGCAAGCTAATGAAAATCGAACCAAGTGAGTTCTTGCCTATAGGTAATGAATTTCAGAAAATCTTCGGAATAAGCTTTGGAAAATTCATTGATATGCGGTTTCTTTTAGCGAGAAAAGAGTTAGTCTTCAATCTGCTGAAGTTCACAGATTGGCTTGAAGAGTGCTATCCGGATGAGTGTTCCATTGATGGAGTGAGTTATAATACTGTTGTCGAGCGAAAGTTTGGTAAGCGAGGTGTTAAAATGATAAAAAAGCTATTGAAATGAAATACCCACGTGTCAAAGCCGTGTGATGCCCAGCGTGGGGGCGGGATTGTAAACTTAGGAGTCACACGGCTTTATTTTGAAGTTTCATAACTACAAATAGCCTATCGCTAATGGTTGTTCCCTTGGGCAGGGAGATAGTTAATACCGCATCGTAAGATGTGAACACTTAAAATTTGCCGACAACCATTGGCACTTTAATTATAAAACAGGTGAAAGTTCTTGCCGATTTCCTTGCATATATGAAAGAAATTTCGTATCTTTGCAAGTGAATTTCGGTGAGACACACCTTTCAAAAACTGGTTAAAATTTAAGAATATGATTTCATACAAGTACAAGCTATATCGGACGAAGAAGACGAAGCATTTGGATAAGATGCTCCGTGAGGCTTGCTATGTCTGGAATCACGCTCTTGCCTTGCAGAAGAGATATTATAAGCTGTATCACAAGTACATTCCAAGATTTACTATGTATAAGCATTTCTCTAAGTGTTATAAACCAACATTGCTTAATTGTCAAACAGTTAGGGAGGTGTTGGATAGATTGGATATATCTTACAAGCGTTTCTTCAAGCATGATGCGAAGCGTCCACCAAAATTTAAGAAAGCAATAGAATTTGGTTCATTTGCCTTTCAACAAAATGGCTATTCCCTTAGTGGAAACGAGTTTGTGATAAACAAGATAAAGAAGTCATTTAAGTTCTCTCTGAGCCGTCCCTACGATGGTAAGGTCAAGAGGGTGTCGGTCAAGCGAAACAAGTTGGGCGAGTACTTTATCGTCCTTTGCTTAGACAAGCAAGCCGAGTCTTACGGAAAGTCACATGATGGTGCATCCGTGGGCATCGACTTTGGATTGAAGAAGTACATGACTTTGAGCGATGGGCGTGAGATTGATAATCCTCAGTTCCTTAAAACTGACTTGTTGGAGCTTAGACGCAGGTCTCGCAACCTCTCGAAGTGCAAGAAGGGCAGCAATAACCGCAAGCGCAAGAAGCTGGAGTTGGAGCGATTGTATCAAAACATCGTGAACAAGCGTTCCGATTTCCAGTGGAAGATGGCGCATGAGTTGTGCAAGCGTTATGACTTGATTTGCTTGGAGGATTTGAACTTGGAGGGAATGAAGCGTAATTGGGGACGCAAGATGTCTGACTTGGCTCATGGCGATTTCGTTGTGAAGTTGGAACACGTTGCGAAAAAATATGGCGTTCAGGTTCATAAGATTGACCGATTCTTCCCTTCGAGCCGCCTTTGTACTTGTGGTTATAAGAATGATAAGCTGTCATTGAGTGATAGGGTTTGGACTTGTCCTATTTGTGGTGCAGTTCATCCTAGAGACCTCTTTGCAGCTGAGAATATACTTCGGCAGGGCATTGCCGAATTGGGTAGTGGTAGTAAGCCGTCCGAGCAATCGCAAGGGTGCAGCCACGTTAGTCACCCAACAATTCCTTGCAAGTAGCGAGGGAGTATGTCATCAAACCAGGTCACTGGGGAGGTGTTGACACCAACAAGGGTTTAAATCCCTTGTCATCCACTAATTTTAAAAGGTTAAATTATGAATGAGTATTGTGAGAATTTGATTTCAAATGGAGTTCCTAGCTGGATAGTAGAGGAGGCTTATAAATTTACAATTGAGCCTTTGAAATCAACAGAAGGCTTGGTAGGAATTGATAAGGAAAATAGTGAGCTATATAGAAATGTCATTATCGCAGCCTACATTGAGGGTGCTAGTGCTACATTGGTAAAAGTGCAAAGATATTATGGCGGTGAGGAACATAGTTAGACAATGGAACGAGGCAACAGAAGGATATTCGTACCGCTTTAAAGGTGGAGATATTTTCCTCCGGTTGGTTAAGGCTGAAGGCAGTTATGAATTGCGTAACCCTATAGGTTATGGTGTTCAAGTAGTCAAATGCAAAGACTTGGATGAAGCAGATACAAAAGCCAAGGAAGTGCTAGAAGCGTTTTTTGAAGACAAAGTAAACATAAAAGTTATTTGATTATGGACTTAGAAATGTTGATTGATAAGATAGACTTTAGTCAAGGTGCAAGGCAGATAGCCAAGCAAGCCTTGGAGTTGGGAATGAAATATCAAAAGGAAGGTGCTTGGCATTCGGTTGAAGAATTGCCGGAGTACAACAGACGCATTGTCGGTCTGACTAAGGTTCGTAAGCGTTTCAAGCATCTGAATTTCTTAGGCGAGGAATGGTGGAATAGGTTCACGAAATCAAACGCCATCTATAAATGGGCTTATGTGGATGATTTGATATGATAGTAATCGTAGAAATCCATAATGCTATTTTGTTTTAAAGGTTTGCCCCATCACTATATAATAATGTAGTGGTGGGGATTTTTTTGTGTTAACGTCAGTAAATTATCGGTGTTATATGTTATGATATATTAAAGAACAAAAGAAACACATTAAAAAGTTTGCATATTTCGGATATTCTTTGTATCTTTGCATTGTAATTAAGAAACAAGGTTACTAATTTAAAAAAGGTGAGACACACCACAAAAACTGTAAGAAGAAAGTGGAAAAGAATAATGTTTATGTAGAGGTGTTGACAAAGATTGCCAGCCTCATGGGTAGAACAAAGGAGTCTATCCAGATGTCGTCTTCAAATACTCATACGAGTATTACGATGTTTGCCGAAAATAATAGCAAGATTATTGGAAATTGGTATTTTGATGCTTCCGATAGCAAGGAGTTGGTGGATGCTACCTTCAATGGTCTGAAGGCTTTGGTTGAGTCTCTTGAGCACAATAAGAGCAATGACGGACAAGCAGCGTAAGTACATAGAAAGTCTTATCAAGAAAGTGTTTCGTAATGCAGATTCGCAGAGCGAAATACTTTCCAGATTGGATAGGGTTAAGATTTCAAGCCATCAAGCTTCAGTAATGATACATGCATTGAAGTTAGAGTGCAACATCGGTCGTTCCGTTCCGGCATATATGTTAATGGCAAACAATCTAAATCCAAAAATGGATGAGTTCTTTAGTATATTAGGGTACGATGAATGACGTATTCTTCAAGAAGAAAAGAAGTTGATATGAAAAAGGTAATTATGATAATAGCCGTTGCCGCCATTTTGGTAGGTTGTAAAGGTAAGGGTACAAGAGTCCAAATCTCGGATTCTGTTGACAAATTCAAGGTCGAGAAATTGTTTGTTGTAGATAGTATAACAGTGTACAGGTTTTATGACCAAGGAAATGCTATCTATTTCACTAACCGGAAAGGTAGGGTAGATGCGACCCATTCCGAGTACAATCCGGTTACTCATACATACAATGACGAGGTTAACGAAACTTTATGTGAAGGAGATTGAAAATGAATAAACGAAAATGCAAGAAGTTATTCTACAAGGAGAGTGCTAAATGGCTTTTGAAAAGAGGTTGGACTGACGGTTATATAAGTCCTAATACTATAAAATATGTAGTAAGAAAGTTAGAAAAACTCACAAAGTTAAAACTTTTATACTACTTACATAATAAAGTTGAAGAAGATTGCTTTGTGATAAGGAAGGAGGTGAACAATGACTAAATGGTACCCTGCAAAAGAAGCTCCAAACTACGAAGAATGGATTCTTACAGAATGGTATGATGGAGACGATGGATGTATTAAGTACGATGCTGATTATCTTTACTGTCTTGTTTATTGGAAAGATTATGTAAAGAGAAACAACATCACAAAGTGGTGCTATATTGATGATTTACTGCCAAAGAAAGGAGATGAGCAATGAAAACATTTATCTTTGATGTTATGCTCAACGGAAGATTTGTCTGCACGTTAAAGTATAAATATTGTGCGCTCTTCCCGATAGATTTTGAAGATTTAGAAAAGTTCGTCCTCCAAAAGAGACCTACTTTGAAAGGTTATGATTTTAGAATTATGTTTTAAGGAGTAAAGCGTATGTATTTTGAATATAGAATAGTCAAAATTGAGAAAGGTTTGTTTTTCATCGAGTATAAGACCGCTCCTTATGGAGTTTGGCATGAAGTAGATAAAAAGTTCAAAACTAAGCCAAAGGCAGAAGCTTGGGCTAGAAAGAACTTAGTTTAATGAAGTAAAGCGTATGAATGGATTGTTATCAATGATTGGTATGCAAACTGAATTGGAATACCAAATGGGTGATGATTTTCCTTTTGGTTCTCCACGTATTAGATTTAATGTTCCGAAAGGCAACATTCCATCCGACAAACAGAAGTGCCAGCCAAAGGAGCAGCATGAGTTCACCATCAAGGGTGTTAAGATTATGGCAGCTTCAAAGAAAGATGCTATTAAGAAGTTTAATCATCGTAAAAAATAAAGAGATATGTTATACGAAGCAAAACAAGGTACAAAGGCTTATGAATACATTAAGAGTATTCTCGATGCTGAATTTGAAGAGCATAAAGCCTACATGAAACGAGTAGAAGAAGCCGTAGGTTTCAAATTTGAAAAATATCAGGGCTATCAGCCTAACAGTACTCTCACAAGAGAGTACGAGATTACTGCTATATGGGTTCCTTCTGAGCGTTACGATACGCTAGATAAAAAGGTGTGGAAGAAGGTAGACGGTGTAAAATTGGAGGACGGTTATTATGTAGCTATTGCGCCTAATAAGCGATATAAGCAAGGCAAGGCAATAGCCTCCGTTCTTCTCTCCTATAAATCAGTTGCTAACCATTTCAAGGTAATGAAGAAACTGAATATAGAAGTCTCTCAAGCTAGCCGTTTTTCTATTACTCAGCTCCTCCGTCACAAAGACCGCATTTTCGTTTACTTTGATGACAGCATCCGAGCCGAGAAGCAAAATCAAGACTTCGTGGAAATCACGATAGGTGAATATGAGGATTTCATTAATAAAAAGGACTAAGCTATGGATAAGTTAGAATACATTCCAGGAGATTTGGTGATGACAAATGGAGTACCACTAGGTACAGCACAGAATGTCGTTTACAGAGTAACATCATCTGACCCATCAAAGACTTTGGAGTTGGACGATGGAACGGTTCTGAAAGGTGTTGTCTGTTTAGAGAACATCGAAGGTTCGGAATTTGGAGAGAAAGGCTATCTCTCAGGTGACTGCTGTGCTTGGGTTAAGGATATTGTTCCTATTAATCTTGTGCCCGCAATTTTGGAGAAGAATGGATGGAGTAAAGAGCAAGAGAATTACTTTAATGATAGCTATCATATATTTTTAGAATGCAAATATGAGAAATACTCTGCCTACAAAGTTGTACATAATAATGTAGTATGGCTAAGAGACGTAAGAAGTGTTTCCGATTTACAGCATCTTCTCTTCGGTCTTGGTATTAATCAAGAAATGGAGGTGTAGGTATGTTGGTAGCATTATTAATAATATTCATAGCTATAGGAATAGCATTTATGTATGTAGGCATAAGAATTTGTAGAAATCTATGGTATGCTTATGGCAAGAGAATTTGAAGTAAATATTAGAGTTACTATTGACTCTAAGTGCAAAGATAGTGACGATGATATTATAGAAGCACTTATGAAAGGAGCGGATAAGTATTTCTATCCATATTGTTGTAGTAATGAACATATAGAGCATACTAATAGTACTGCTCATAAAGTTAAATAAAAATGAGAAGTATGCACGATAAAATTATAGGAGCAGGAGTAGCTAACTTATTTATTGAGCGAATGAAGTTAGAAGGATGGTTGCCCATTAAAGAGTATTTCAAGATGAAAAAACTTGGAATTGAGCTTGATTGGGTAATGGTTCTTACTATGGAGAATGATGGATTTATCGCAATACCAATGGTAGCAGAATATCGTGTTCCACATAAAGATAGTGGGCGAAAATCTGGTTGGTATAAAGACGAGATTGATAATCCAAACAGGAGAATTGACGATTGGACTAATGTCATCATGTTCAAACTTTTAGATAAGCCTAATATTGACGGAATAAGGGATTCTATTCTTGACAAATATAAAGAGGCCGAAGGTATTACAGATACTCATGCTTATAATTTGTCTTTCAATGAGACGGTTGTTAAACAATGTAAGGGGATTAAATGATTATAGCTTATGAAATTAGAAGACATCAAGTTCAAGGCTAAACGTCTTGACAACAGAGAATGGATAATCGGAAGCTTTGTTGTAATGAAGATTCCTGCACTTAGCAAAACTACTATAGGTATCGTAGAAGCAGGCGGTGCAACGCTTCATGAAATTGACCCTGTTACTGTCTGCCAGTTCACAGGGCTAACAGACAAGAATGGAATACCTATCTATGAGGGGGATATTGTTATGTACAAAGATAACAATGCGGAAAGAAGAGGTGATATTAATTGGGATAGTAAAGCTGCTGCTTTCTGTTTTGGGCAAGATTTCTTATTCTACTACTCTTCTGAAGATATGGTTGTTGTTGGTAATAAATACGATAAGTAGGAATAGCGTATGATAGAAAAGATATTAGAAATAGTAGCTCAAAGACTGAATGCTTTAGCCACAAAGATTTTTAAGGAAGAGTCTTATCCTTATCTTCCTCCTCTTTCAAGAAGAGAACGAAGAAAGTTTGAACGTGACAACCAAAAAGCTGAGAAGAATATAGCATTATGTCGTAGATGCATGAAGAACTCTCCTAGTTGGTGGTGTCCAGGAGAACGTTGCTATTTCTTCCCTTATCGAAGACACGTATTATTTGGAGATAAAAATAAGTAGTATATGGAAATTGTAATTTTATATATAAGTGTTAGTCTAATTTACATCTTTCTTGTTTGCTTGGATGGAGAAGATGTAAAACCGAAATGGAAACAATGGCTAGCTGACAAACTAGGCATCAAGCCAAAGATAGATGTTAGATACATAAAGCCACAAGTCGTTAAGCTTCGTTCAAGAGTTACAATGTCGAATTTTGAAATGCAATACTATTGCCGTGACAAATCTGGCATGGAGCAATTGAAGAGAAGAGCAATAGAAAGTGTGTACGATGAAATTCTTAAGGGAATGAAGGCAAACGAATTGGTTTCCATTTCGCAATATAATGACATTTATAGTACTAACACTATTTATGAGGGGACATGTGAAATTTATAAAAACAAGTAGTATATGAAGATAAGACAAGCTAAGAAAATCTTGAATATGATGGCGAAAGGAACGGACACACGTTACTTCGATTCAAAATATACATTCAAGAAAGAGAGTAGATTCATTCCTAGATTAAAGAATCTCTATCAGAAAGCAACTATCAGATGGAATAAGGTAAATATGCCGAGTGCCAACGTTAGTTTGTTTCGTTCAATTTTGAGAACTTCAAAGGAATGCAGTCGTTGTAAACATTTCAATGGTATGCTTGCAGGAAGATGTACTAAACTACATAAGTATGTTGAAAGCAGCGATTGGTGTCATGGAACGTTTTTTCATAGAAAGTGAGGTTGATATGAAAATAAGACAAGCTAAGAAGATAATGAAGCAAGTCTATAAGACTAGATATTGGGCATATAGGCAAGGCTATTATTGTGGCAAGAAGGATGCAGGAAAGCTAGCTGGAGACCATCGTTTGTTAAAGGCTATGCGTCTTACAAAGAAGTGGAAAAGCCGCAAGATACGAAACGAAGCGAATAAAATGTTGAAGAAAAATCCGTTAAAACCGAGGGATCTTCAACGTAGTGCTTTAAGATTAATGAGATATGGATGTAGCAAAGCTTAATCAGGAAATTTTAGGCGTAGATTTGGAATACAAAAACGTCTATATTGATGCGGAGAACACAAGAATGATACGTGCCAAATTACCTGATGGGTATTGCGATTTGGTTCGCACAGATGTGTGGAATGGTCGTGTGAATCATCCGGAAGAGCATGATATTGTAAAATATACGGCAATCTCTTGGTATAGAGAAGAATTTGTCGGTGGAGTTGATTTAGGTCGCAACTATATGCATGCTAAATATAAGTTCTTCGAGTTGGTTGTGAATAAAAAATATATTTTGGAAATGAAACATAAGAAAAATGAAAATGCTAGATAATAAGTTAATCATAGATATTCCTAAAGGAATGGAAGTGGATATTGAAAAAAGTGACTTGAAAGCGGGCATTATAGCATTCAAGAAGAGACCCTTCAGCTATGAGGATGTTATATCTACTTTAATAGACCGTGGTCTTAGTCCTGTCGTTGCTACTGTTACTAATAGTAATGTAGAGAAAATTGTTGCATTGGATAAGTTAATGGATATAGCTAAATGTTATAATGGAGATTGGAAACCGGATTGGAATTCTAAAGAATGCAAGCATAATATCATGCGAACCAGCGAATACGGTATTACTTCTAGTAGTGTTTATAACGAAGGTGCTATTTACTTCAAGAACAAAGAAGATGCCCAAGCCGTTATTGATAATCCGAATTTCAGAAGCATTCTTGATGCAATCTATAAGGACTAAGGCTTATGAAGGAAATGTTCTTTAAAAGTGTAAAGTTCCGTGAAGTTCAGCATTTGGCATTCTCGGATGAATATATAACTGCATACGTATCGGTGAACCATGTTCCTAAGATACACCTAAGTGTAAATACACCTCGTGATGAATATGGGTTTGCGAAAGGTAAATCAAAGCGTTACTTTAGAGTGGGGTTTGGAAAATGGCTCACCGAACGAGTGTTTGTTAAGAAATATTTTAGTGAAGAATAAATGAATATAAAAAAGTCAGATATGGGAAATAAGATTAATGTAGCGGAAATCCTAAAGGATAAGCCGCAAGGAACTAAGTTGTACGACTTATTACGCAATATAGACGTAGAGTTAGATAAAGTCAACACAACAGACGTTGGTACTTATATAGAATGTACATCAACTAATGAAGTAGGCAGTACTCTTTTGTTTGATTATTCAAAACTAGGTACAGAAAAATGCTGGCTTGCAGGCTTACGGATTCTCCTTCCTTCTAAGAATATGCGTGACTGGGGCAAGTTCGCCTGGAAGAAGGGCGATTTGCTTATCAATAGTTGTGGATTTCAGTGCATTTTCAAAGAATGGGCATCTGATGATTATACAAAGTTCAACGGATGCTATTCTAATAGCAGGGATGGTTACGAAGACGTATCAAATGCAGAAACAGCTAAGTTTGACAAGTTAGAAAACAATATTGCCTATGGATATGTCAGAGAGATTGAAAGAAAATTAGGTGGCATACTAAACCTTGAGACTTTGGAGATTGAGAAGACTCAGCCAGAGTTCAAGGATGGGGATATAGCTTTTGCCGACTATGGTAATAGACAAGATGTATTTATAGTATCAGATAAAACTGATTTATCAGAAGGTTATAGCTCATTTATTTCTTTAGATTTAAGTAGTCTAACTTTGAGTATGGGCTGCAGAATTAGTTTCTTTAAGAAAGACCTTTGTAAACTTCGCCTTGCCACTGACTCAGAGAAAAACAGCTCTTTGATGCTCTCGAAAAGGAAGGCAAAGCTTGGGATGCTGAGAAGAAACAGATTGTGGATTTGAAGCCAAAGGTTGAGCTGAATCCATTCGATAATGTGTTGGTTAGACATCAAAAAACTGAGGAATGGCGTGCAAATATATTTAGCCATACAGATAAGACAGATGAATATCTTGACTATGTATGTGTTAATGGTAGATGGGAGTTCTGTATCCCTTACGAAGGCAACGAATCATTGTTAGGTACAACTAAAGATGTGGAGGTAAGTTATGGACGAAGCTTTTAAGAAAGAACTTATAGAGCATTGTAAAAGGCAAATGCAACGCTTTGAGAGAATGGGAAGAACAGATTCTTTCGCATATAAAGAACATGCTGTTTTACTTAGTTTTCTTGAACGTCCATATTTACATTTTTAATACAACAATAGTTATGATAGACGATAAGAAAATAGAAGGAGCCGCAAGAAGATACAGCAAAGTGACGGATTGTGATAAGGAAGAAGCCTTATTAATTAGGGTGTCCAGTTCCATGTTCTCGTTTTTGATTATGTTTTAGCAACTTAGCACACTGTAAATCAGTAAATTAAGCACAAAATATAAGACAAATTTAACTATCAAAAAGTCTGATGTAGATTCGCACAAGATTATAGTTTATTTAGCGAATGATTATCAATGACTTAGATGGTTATTACATTGTTTTTGATACTAAAAACTGGAACACAGAACTGGACACCCTACTTATTAATTGAAGAAGGCTTTAAGGAAGGTGCTGAGTGGGCTATCAATGAATTCTTGAAGGACTTGTGGCATCAAACAAATAAGGAGCCAGAAGGATATGATGAATGGATATTGCTGCACTATAGTGTAGGCAACTATTATTCATTAGCTCAAGTCAAAGAATTCAAGTCTTGGAAAGGATTTGTTGAGAATATGCCTATAGACGGGTGGTTCTATATTGATGATTTATTCTCAAAGGAAGGAGGTGGATGCAAATGACCGATGCAGAATTTAATAAGTTTGTGCTTATGCTAGAGAATGAAGCGTTTCGGTTTTCGAGAAGCCAAAACGAATTTAAGGAACATCGAGTAGTGATAGAACAGTCTTTCAAGATAGGAGGGATGTTCATCCTTCGAGAGTTGGAAAAGTATTTTAATCAAAAGAAGTAAGCGTATGATATTATATGAGAATCAATGTTTTGAGCTTTTAAAAGCTTTGTGTTATAGTGTCCCACAGAATCCAAATGTCGGTAGGTTTGAGATTGCAAACGTGATACTTGACACATTACAAAAAATAAAAGATGCGGATTAACAGCTTTCGGGCACAAATTTAAAGATAATGACAAAGGAAGAAATATTGGAAAAGGCATCCGATTTTGAGGATGAAGATGAGTTTGTGAAGTGTAATAGATTGCCGTTCACTGAAGAATTGTGGCTTTTACATCAGCTAGTGTATATCGGCTTGTCTTGTACCTATACAGGTCGTGGTTATATAATTGAAAAACTTAAAGATTAGTAAATGGAAGCGAATGATTATTTGAAGGCTATGCAAGCTATGGACGAATTGGATAGACTTGTAACTAGTGTTTATCCGGATAAGTTCAAGTTGGTCTGCAAGAAGCATGGAATAGATGAATGCGAGGCGATGAACATGTATTCGTACTTGCAAAAGATGCATAAAGGTCAGTCTTGGTTAGTTAGATACAAGCCATTGGAATATCTAGAGCGTGTGTTAACACTAGCCAAAGAAGCTTATGCGTCTTACATGAACAACGGCTTGATTCTAAGTATGGTCAATTTTGGTGATAAGTATACAAGAATACTTGTAATATTTGAGAAAGATGGCGTAAGAAGCCAACAAGAATTTGACCTTAGAGAGCAAAGAACATATGTTGATATAGCGGACTTTATTGGAAATGGTTACTCCATCGTATCTGTTATCCGTCAGTCTGACAATGTTGATAGCGAAAAGTTTGTTGGAGAAAAGGATGAACGAAGTCATAGTATTCCTATTTACGATGGTGATGTAATGCTTTGTTACGTGAATAAACCGGAATTTTGGAGTTCAGATTGGCGTAATAGCGGACTTTATATTTGTGAGAGCGGCTCATATCATAGATTGCTATACACCCCGAATAAGGGGTACGTAAGACATGGAGAGCCTGATGTAGATGAAGACTTCACACTTGATATTGGGGAAGAATCCTTCAGTAGTTATGTTATGACTTTAACCCAGTCTTGGTATAAGTTGGGTAATGTTCATGCAGGTATAGGCTTTTTGAAGGAGAAAGAATAGAAGAGTTAAAGGAGAGGAATATCATTTCCCCTCCTTTGCCTTAATCTCCAACTCGATAGGCTTGCCGCAATGAGGGCAGATGATAGCCGGATGTGATAAGGTTTCACCATCAATAGCAAGAAAACTAGATGGCGAACAACCACAAATATTGGCTATTTGCTCTACTTTTGCAAACGAGATAGAACCATTATTGATTTGTTGTGATAATGCCGATTGGGTTATACCTAACTTTTCGGCTACAGATGAAATGGTTTGTCCATGACTTCTAATTATTTTCTTTAAGTCCATACCTTATTATATATAAGTGAATACTAATATTTATTTTGCTGCAAAGATAGCTTATTTCTTTTATACTACCAAAGAAAAATAGTTAAATATTAGAAACGGCTAATAAATAGCAAATAAATGTTTAGAAAAGCCTTATATGTGTTAAATAAGTGTTAATATTAGAAAATACTTATAGAAATGTTTGGTAGTATTAGAAAAAACTACTATCTTTGCAATGTCTTTAAGAGATAAAGGCTTTAAAGTTTAACTATTAATTGCTGTTATGCAGCCGAGTCGGCACTCGTAAAACGGTATAGTGATTATGGCTACTACATTAAGAAATACATTGAGTGAGGTAATGAAGCTTGCTTGGCAGTTCATCAAGAAGAACGGCTATACAATGAGCGAGGCTTTAAAGGTTGCTTGGATGAACATCAAGCTGAAGGGTCAGATGAAGAAGCGCATCGTGAAGTTCTACTTTCAGAAGGTTGATGGCAGCTTGCGTGAGGCATTCGGCACATTGAGCGAGAAGGTTATCCCAGCTACACAGGGTGCAGGTCGCAAGATGAATGACACTTGTCAAGTGTACTTCGATACCGAGAAAGAAGAATGGCGTTGCTTCAAGAAGGCAAACCTTATGAGAGTTGCATAACAGATTTCTAACGATTTAAAAAGAAACTATATATGAGCGCAAAGATTATCGTGATGCAAGGCAACATGGTTGCAACCATCGAAGAGACGAACAAGGACGCATTTATCAAGCGTGGTGAGTATAAAGAGACCGAGCTGGACAGACATAAGCGTGAGGTCGATTTCTTGATTACAAGCATCGCAAACCGCTACGAAGTGACATTCAATCACAAGGTAGAGCTGAAGGAAAGCCGAAGCATCAAGAAAAGCGAATATTTCGATAACATCTACTACGTTACCGAGAACGCTTTGAACAAGCTGAAAAAGCAATACTCATACGAGTGTGACTTGTAATAGATTTCGTGAGGCACACGCTAAACTGCACCGGACTTTGAACATTAAACATTTAAGAGATATGGATAAGAATTTAATGGATGCTCTCTACGTGAGCTACGATGAGAAGATTGGTGTATTGTGTGACGACAAAGACAACACTATTTCACATATATTGGGTACTGACCTTACACTGGTGTTGGATAAAAAGGACATGGCGGTCTATCTGCTAGTCCCATTGACCCGAAACCACAAATTTGAGTATAAGGGTAATTACATCATTGTGGATGGCAAGCAGCTCGATTCTGACATCTTTTTCCGCAAGGATGCTTGTCAATGGATTCAGATGCAATCAAAAGAAATGCTATCAATGGTAGCGTAACATATATGGTGAGGCACACCGAAACAACTGCACATTATCTTTGATGTTTAACAATTAAATTCCGTGAGCAATGGAAAGAAGAAGTAATGTGCAGAAATGTGCCGCAATAGTTGGTCGTGCTGGTGAGGGCAGAAGTCCTCCGAAGTAAAACAAACGTTAACGTTTTAAATAAAACACTAAAGCGTTTGCAAGTTAAAGAGAAAAGTATTAACTTTGCAACCGAAATAACAAGGTTGTGAAGTAGAGCGCACGACTGACTGATATTTGAGATAATTAATAATTTATATTAAGCATATTATTTGAATAACTCCAAGCGTGGAGTGTCGTCATTCCGTCCATCGCTCTACAATAGTGGATGAGTGACACAAGCCCTGTCCGCACTTTCCACATTAGCGGATGGGGCTTTTCGTTTCCACCACAGCCAAATATAATTATTAACAAATTAAGAAATGAAAGATTTTTTAGAAAAGAATTTGAATGATGCACCCATGCTGGGAGCATTTGTAAATCAGAGTGATGAAATCAAGGTTGAAGGCTTTGAACTCATCAAGGTAGAAGAACGTGATGGTAAGCAAGCCATCAATGCAAGAGAGCTGCACCAAAAGTTGGGCAGTAAGCAAGAGTTTGCGCATTGGATTCGAAATCGTATTGAAAAGTACGGATTCGTTGAAAATCAAGACTTTTCTTCATTTGATAATTTTGTCAAACGAGAAAAAGGCAGTAGTGTTCGCAAAGAGTATGCCCTTTCACTGGATATGGCGAAGGAGTTGTGCATGATCGAGAACAATGAGAAAGGTAGGACGATTCGCAAGTACTTCATAGAGGTTGAGAAGAAGTCAAGAATGCAGAGTATTCCATCATTGCCCGATTTCACCAATCCGGCTATTGCAGCAAGAGCTTGGGCTGACCAGTTCGAGAAGAACCAAGTGCTGACCTTGGAAAACAAACAGCAGAAAGAGGAACTTGCCAAGGCATCGCAGGAGATTGTCGGACTGAGCGCACAGATTACAACGATGAAGCCTAAGACTACTTACTTCGATGTGATGATGAAGAACAAGAGCACAAGCGTGATTACATCAATGGCGCAGGATTACGGAATGAGTCCGCAAGCATTCAACAAATTGTTGCATGAGCATGGTATCCAGCACAAGGTTTCTGACCAATGGGTCTTGTACCGCCAATATTTGGATAAGGGATATGTGAATAGCGAGCCAGTGACCATTACGCACAATGATGGAAAACAAACCATCAAATACAACACGAAATGGACTCAAAAAGGGCGTTTCTTTCTCTATGAGTTCCTAAAGGAGAAAGGTATCTTACCTTTGATTGAACGAAATAATAATGGTGAGACACACTAGGACAACTGTAAAAGCCCCAATCTCGTTAGAGGTTGAGGCTTTCTTTATTTTTACATTTACTTCTTATCTAACCCATCGAAGAACAAACACTTTTGCGCTAATTTTCAATGACTTGTATTTTTATTACAAAAGTATTGTTATTTTACATTTCGGCATCATTATACTCATAATCCCAGAGGAATAACTTGCCTTTGACGTTTCTAATCGGCTCATCGAACAATTTAGCATTCTTCAAGAACCAATGATATTGGAAATCTTCAGCAAATGCATCCGGATAAGCCTCATGATACTGAATATCATCCAACTCTACGCTGCCGATAATGGCTGACGTTGGCAAGTCTTTGAAGTCTGGAATAACAATACCATGCTCTTGGCAATATTTCTTCATTGCGCTCTCCTGCCATCCGTCAAGTTTTTCGGGTTTGGCTTGGCTAGCATGAATAAGGAAACGACCACGGAACTTTCTATTCCATGTTCTGTTTTCAATGGTCTTGCAGCCGATAGCGATTAACCAAGCATACGGATGACGAATTGATAATACTTTCATAAGCTCATTGTTTTGATGTTTACATTCGCAAAGGTAATAAAAACCTTCGAGAAATACAAGGAAACTCTAATTTATTTTCATGTTTTCTAAAAATAATCTTGAAATAGCTTGCATCCTACAGACGGTAAGAGGTTAAATCCTCTTCCGTCTTTTCTTTCTGATTCTGTCCCAATCCGGTTTAAGCACATCCATCGTGCCGACCATCGCCTTGTACTTGTCGCCAAGTTCACCCTCATTCATAGAGGAACGGAAGGTATACATCTTGTATCGTTCATGCTCAGGTACATACACCCCCACCATCAAGGAACGGACTCCATCCACCTCCTGCTCCGGTGCTATCAATACAAGCCCCTCGTTCATGCTTTCCAACTTGAAAATCTTTGAAGTTATAACCTCATAATAATCTAATATATCCATATTCTTATCTCCTATAATTATTTTGTACGTTCAAACACTTCAATATACTGGATAGAGCTACAATCAATATATTTACGTGTAAACACTACTGTACTTCCACTTCCAATCATAAGTGTTCTGTTCTTTGTATTGCAATTGAAAGATGTTTCAATACCAATACCATTGAAGTCGAAACTTATTTTTGCTCCACCTACCAAGTTGATATTTCCTCTAAGACCTTTGTCCTCGGCTTCGCCTAATATCACATTCACATGACCTGCATCCATATTCTCCTATAATTAATTGTTAAACACCTTCTCTAATAAAGATACGTATGATAGAGTCACTATCAATGTAATCTCTGTTTCCGTTCTCACCAAGTATAGTTATCAAATGCTTTTTTTTGTTATAAAGAACATCGGCAGTAAAATCAAATAACTTTGATTTGCTAAAGTTTGCATGAGTTAACTGCCCATTAGAGAGTGAAATACCTGCAATGCAACCGCACTCCTTTGCATCATCTAAGATGTCTTTGATAATCTTAATATCCATAGTCTTATTACTTTACTTCTCGTTCTACAACATCGAAATTATCCCACGTCTCTCCTTCGCTGTCTGAGATATGAAAGAAAGAATCTGAGATATTGTATAGATAATCATCGCAATTCAAAACTCGCTTGTAATTCTCCAAAGTGTTCATCCCTTTGTGTCTTATCGCTTTTCTTGCCTTATCTATGGTAGAGAAGACTTCTGCATCAACCTCCACTGCTTCACCCAATCCATGTTGGTATGAAGAAATTACTACATATACTTTCATAGCTTAAACATCATTATTTCTTACGCTACCTTAGATAACGTTTCTTTGTCAATCTCAATCCATTGGCAAGCATCCTTGCGGAAAAAGATGTCAGAATCGAACCGCTTGCCATCCACGATAATGTGGCTACTTTTGGGTCACCAGTAAAAGTGTGTGGATTAGGCATAGATCTTCATTAGTCTGAAGAGA